CCCCACGTCGCCACGTCGAGCGCGGACGCCTGCACGCGAGTCATCGTGATCTCAGGCTTGGCGAGAACGCCTGCGTCGATGAGCGCCTCCGCACGGATGCGGTGGATCACCGGCCCCACAGCGCCCCAAGTGAAGATCGATTTCTTGTCGCCGCGAGCGAACGGGGTGCCGGAGAACCCGTACCGGAAGTAGGCGTTCTCCATCGCCATGAGCACGCGCCAGTAGGTCGCGGCAGGGACGATGTGCACCTCGTCGATCATCACACCCTGCACGGTGGCGAGGTACTCGATCACCTTCTTGTTCTTGGTGCGCAGCCCGGCGTAGAGCGTCTGGAACATCGCCACGGTCACGCGCCGGGTGTCGAACTTGCCTTCGCCGATCAGGCCGATTTCCTCCCCGGTTCGGCGCATGAAGCGATCGCTCGTGTTGCCGAGCAAGTCCTTGCGGTGCGTCAGCACCAGCCAACGAATCGGGTAGAGCTCGGCGATGCCGACCATCACCTCGGTCTTGCCTGCGCCCGTCGGGTGGTGGAACACGCCGCGCTCGGTCGTGCGCGCGATGCCGATGGCGTCCATCTGGTAGGATCGCAGCCAGTCGAGCAGCGCCATTGGGTCCGGCTTGCACGGCGCGCGGCGGCGATCGAGCACCTGCACGGTGTGCCCGTCCTCCTTCGCCGCCTTCTGCACCTGCGCGATGAACCCAGAAGGGAACGTCTGCAAGACGGCGTTGAGCATATGGATCTTCCCATCGCCCTTCTTCCAGGCAGGTGCGCGCGCGTTGCGGTACTTCGCCTCGGCGTCAGGGAACGAGAGGTACTCGCTCAACCACTCCGCCTCGGCAGGCGTCGCGCGCTCGAGCTTCGCGTGCAGGTTCGTCAGGGCGATCCACACGAGCTACACGTCCTCGACTTCGACCGCGATCTCGGGGAGCGTGAAGCCGAACGCACGCGCCGTCGGCAGCCCGATCTTCTCGATCAGGCTCGTGCGGGAGATGTAGCTCTTGCCGCCCACCTTGACGCCGGTCACGTCGCCGTCGCTCACCCAGCGGTAGACGCTGCCGATGTGGATGTCTAGTTTCGCCGCCACCTCCGCCACGGCGAGGTAGCCCTGCGTCCGCATCTTCTCGGTCGTCGCGGCACGCTTGGCCGCCGCCGCGAGCTTGCTCTTGTGGTTGGTCATTCGTCCTCCGCGAGTGCGATCATCAGTCCGGTCGTCATGTTGCCGCCGCCGAGCTTCTTCAGGCGGCGCTTGGCGAGCTTGAACTGCTCGCGGTCCCCGAACTGGAGCTCGAGCAGGAACACCAGCGCGTCGTCTGGTAGGGTGTCGCCGACCTCGCTCGCGCTTTCGTCCTCGAGATCGATGTCGTCGGTGTCCTTCAGGAGCGAGAGAAGCTCCTCCTCCGTGAAGCCGGTGAGGATGGAGACCTCCAGCGTCTCCAGCGAGAGCGCGTCCTGCACCTCACGGATGATGTCGCTCGCCAGGCGCAGATCGAGCTCGCCGCGCAAGCGGTTCATCCCGAGGCCGAGCAGCTTCGCGCGCGCCTCGTCCTGGGGTTTCGCTGCGTGCGTGATCGCGATGCTCACCTGCTTCAGCCCCGCCTTCAGCGCGGCGTCGAGCCGGTGGTGTCCGTCTTCGATCAGGTAGTCGTTCTCGCGCTGCGTCACGAGCAGCGGTTGGAGGAAGCCCTCCTGCGCGATCGCCTTCACGAGCAGGTCGAACCGCTCAGGCTCCATTTTGTTCGGGTTGTCGGCGGGGTCGGGGTAGCGCGGCGTCACGCGCTCAATGTCCACGACGCGGATCTCTGCGACGCGGTTGTCTTCGAGGTGCGCGCCTGCTGGCTGCGCGGTTGCCTTCTTCTTGCTCATCGGTCGCTCGCTTTCCACAGTTCGTACAGGACGGGGTCTTCGATCAGTACGTTCGAGATCCGGCGCTGCATCTTGTAGACGACCTGCACGGAGACGCCGGACTCCTCGGCGATCTCACGGGGACGCCATTCGTGCGTCATCACGCAGAAGGCGAACTCCGCTTCGTTCGCACCGACAAGCTCTACCACACGCGCTCGAACACGCCGCGCCCTATCTTGTGCGCTCATGCGAGTTTCGGTTGCCTGCGGTTCGCGCGGGAGCGCGGGGTTCTCCACCGTGCCGCCTTCAGACCCCGTGAGCTCGAGGGCGTCGCGGTACACGCCGATCAGCACGTCGGTCCTATGGGACGCGGAGACCGGGGCGCTCGCCTTGTGGACGAGGCGGCGCACGGCGAACATCGCCACCGACCAGAGGTACGCGGAGATCGGACGACCGAAGCTCTCGTCGAACGTGCCGCGCGAGTAGGCTTCGATCTGCGCGGTGATCGCCTCCTGCTCCATGTCCTCGAACGAAGTCCACCAACATCGACGCTTGTACCGCGCCGCAGCGCGCGCGGCGTTCTGCTGAATGATCTCTAGCGGCATCTGCACCTCGAGTGGAACACGGGCCACGGCGTAACTGCCTTCGCCCCTTCCATGCGGCGCAGGATACCAAGGCATCCTGCGCCGGAGCAAGGGACGCGCGATCAGTCTTCGCTCATCAAGATCAGGTCCGAGATGCGCGCGTCGACTTCCTGCACGCGCGCGGTGATCGCCTCCATCTTGCGCCCGAGCAGTTCCTCGTAGAGCCGGAGCTTGGTCGCCAGCGCCTCGCACTTCGTCGCCTTGCCGCGCAGGCCACGCTCGCCGAGATCCTTCTCGTCGAGTGCCTTCGTCAGCTTGGCAACGTGGTCGGCTGCGTCGTTGATCACGGCCTCCATGATCGCCTCCACCGCCCGGTCGTTCTTGAGCGCCGGGATCTCGTAGATGCGAGACGCCGAGCAGCGCGCCAGCAAGTCAGCGAGCAAGCTCCACGTCGGCGCGAACTGCTCTGGCACGAAGTAGATGCCGCCCGTATCGCGCAGCCCGATGCTCTGGACCGCCTTGCACCGCTTGACCAACCAGGCACTCACGTCCTGATGGTGTAGCTCGCGTCGGCAGCGCATGAACGTGTCGTGGATGACGTCCAGCTCCGCCTCGTCCATCTCGCGGTCGAAGGAGAGCGCCATCTCCTGCTCATCGATCCAGACCTTGAACCGGACCTCGTACTCAGGGTCATCGTTGTCGCCGCCTGCGAAGTCCTCATCGACGATCGCGTACCCGCCGCCAGGCAGCGAGCGGACGAGCGTGTTCGCCGCGCGGTACACCTCGAGCGCGCGCCGCAGCGCGCTCGTGTCGCTCGGCGGGGCAGGCAGATCGCAGAGCGGGAACCCTGCGGCCTTCCACTCCGCCACCAGCCGGTCATAGTCGATCACGCCACTCAGCCGCCACCACGTCACCGCACCAGCGGTGCCCGTGTGCTCGGCCACCACGGTGATGTCCTGAACAGTTGTCATTTCGCCGCCTCCATTCTGTTGCCCCGTTTTCCACCAGTTTCCGCCCTGTTTGTACGGAGCGGGAAAGGCAGCTTAGCACGCGCTCTAACGCAGTCAAACGCAAACGCACATGAATCCGTGCGTTCACGCACAGGACGCGGGAGGTGGGATGATCCCTTGTCGTTCTGGAGGATCGTAGCTCAGCGTCAGAAGTGTGTGCTGTTGCCCACGCGCGCAGCATCTCCTGACGCCTAGCGGACAACCTCAATGATCACGCCGAGTTAGCGCGGCCTAAATCCCCCATCAATCGGGGAACCGTTGGAACGCGGGGCTGCGCGCTGCCCGCTGCGGGGCGCTTCCCCGGCTGAGGGGCAGCCGCCCCGCTGCTGAAGCGAATCCGTCTTGCCCCAGGTAGACGGCGGTTCTTGCCCCGTTCTTCCCCCAGTAAAGCAGCCCTCCTCGTTGGTAGTCCAAACCTCAATGATCACGCCGAGTTAGCCCCGCTGCGCGCGCTAGCGCAGCTAGATCCTCAATGATCACGCCGAGTTAGCAGATCGCGCATCATTCCTTGTGCGGCTGCTTACCCAGCAGAACCGCCCCGATTCCTGCATGGTTTGTAAGAGTGTACGCGACCACACAACCACGCACAGGCGGCACCCAACTAGATCCTCAATGATCACGCCGAGTTACAACTATGATTGATCTGGGGCATCATTGTGGCTGCACCCGCCCTAGGAGGCTGTACAGTGATGATTGTTGGTGGTTGTTGAAAAGGGTGAGACGAAGTTAGAGCGCACCCAACAGCTACCACCCCAAGCCAAAGGATCAAGAAACCAGTCTCAGAACGAAAGCGCGACGCAGACGGTCCCGACAGGGGTCCGCTGATTCCGAAACCACTGACCCGCTGATAAGTGCAGATCGCTCGCGAGGGTGATCCAGAAGCGCAGCGCGGGGAACATCGGGTGGGACTAAGGGCAGTGGATGAGCAAGGGGCACGCGAAGAAGCTGCGAGGGTTCTATGACAACTGAATATCGGCACTGGATCGCAGGCGTGTTCTACGCCCGCAACCCAACACAGTGCAACGCGCTGCGCAGTTTGCAGCGCGTTGCACCTCGATCCGAGCGCGCAACGCAATCCCGCGTTGCACGTTCGGCTGGAGGTTCCCAATGACGACGATCAACACGACGGTGACGGAGACGGCAGTGGTCAAGGTTCGCAGCCCGCGCAGCGAGCTGAAGTTCCAGGTCAAGAAGGCGAAGTCCGCGATGAGCGCCGCGTTCCGCGCGTTCAAGCGCACCCCGTCCGTGGCGCACTGGAACAAGGTCGAGGCAGCGATGCTCGCGTTCCAGACGGCGCGCATGGACCTCGCGGTCTTCAACGAGGTCAACCCGATCGAGCGCGCGGAGGAACTCGACCTCGGGGCGTGAGGTTGGAGCAGCCCAACAGCGTCGGGCACAAGACGCTGGCACTGATCCGCAATCCAGCGGACAGCGTGGCTCCTGTCGATGGAGCAAGCGGCACGTCAACCGCAGGTGGAGATCATCATGTCCAACAAGAAGAACAGCGCGCGCAAGATCGTTCCCCAGTCGGTCGTGACCGTCGAGACCGAGGAGCAGACGCCCGCGGTCGAGGCGACGACCGCGCCGCGCAAGCTGACGCGCGAGGAGTGGAAGCTCCTCAGCCCGGAGGAGAAGAAGGCGGCCCGCGCGGCGAAGCGCGCGAATCGTCCGAGCCCCGCGCCCCGGCTCGGGAAGAACATGGCGCGCCTGGTCAAGCGCCTGGCGCGCGTGGTCAGCATGATCGATGCGTCCAAGGACGGCAGCGAGGAGCAGGCGGCGGCCGAGTGCCTGGGCAACGCACGCAACCTGCTCGACGCGGCGGCCGGTCACTTCGAGAACTTCCCGGCCAACTGGAAGCCCGTGGCGCGCGCGGCGCGTGGCGAGACGACCAGCAAGTTCGAGGCGGGGCAGTTCGTGCAGATCGCCGAGAAGCGCCGCGCGTCGTTCGAGGGGCTGCTCGAGGCGGACGAGATGCTCGAGCTCCGCGTGGTCAAGGTCGTCGGCAAGAAGCTCGTGCTCGCGACCGAGGGCGGCGTGCGCATGGTGCTGCCGCAGAACGTGATCGCTGCGAAGGGCTGATCGCTCCCTGCTCAAGCTCCGCAGCGGCACGCCGCGCTGCGGGGCGGACTGGAGAGAGCGACTGGCCGCACGATGGGGAGTGCGTGCTCGAAGGGCAGGAGTGATCTGACGCAGGCAGGGCGAGCAACGCACACCAGCGTTGCTCGTCCCGACGTGCACCAGACCGCACGAGAGGGAGCAAGCGATGAACCGAACCAAAGAAGACGGCGTCCTGATGTTCATGCAATACGCCGCTGTCGCGCAGCACGAGATGAACTACCTCGCACAGAACGGGCAGTGGCAGGACGCCATTTCCGAGAAGCGGCAGATGGAGTCCTGCCTCGTCACTGCGATCGAGCGCCTGTGCGACTGGCTCGCAGCGCCGACGCGCTGCTCGCTTAGCCAGGCGGTGTGCGATCGGAACGCGGACGACTGCGGCGCGTGCGACCGGCTCGAGAGGCTCGGCGATCTGCCCGAGGAGTCGACCGAAGGTTGCCCGGCGTGTGCCGTGCTTCAGGTGGAGTCGTGCGAGGACCACGGCGCGTTCCGCTTCGAGTCGAGCTCCGAGCCGCCCGAGGAGTCGACCTGCCCTCGGCCGACGCGATGAGCGACTTCGAGAAGCGCGCTCGCGCCGCGCGGCTTCGAGCCGTGTGGGTCGCAGCCGCCGCGCAGCGAAGCGCCGACCTGCTCCGCACGCGCGAGGCGTGGGAGCGGTGCGCAGGCGCGTGGGCAGACCTCGTTCTGCTCGCGCCCAACATGAAGCTCGCCGAGGACGCCACGCTGTCGTGGCGCGCCGCTCGGCACGAACTGATCACCTACAGCAAGGAGGACTGACATGGCGACGACGATCATCCACAACGGCACGACGCTCGGCGAGATCCAGACTGTGCTGGACAACGCCAACGTCAACGAGATCACGCTCCGCTACATCACCGCGTCGAACAAGTGGTGCGCGGAGATCCTGTACGCGCCGACCTGCCTGCACTCGCCGAACGAGCGCAACTCCGCGCTCCGCCTCACGCCGGGTGAGGCGATCGCCGCCGTGGTCAACATCGCCAGCAGCCACGTCGAGGCGAGGCGCTTGATCGACAGCGAGCGTGCCGCTCTCCGCGCGGCCAAGCTGGGCGACGGGGTGGACGCACAAGCGCACGCAAGCTTTAACAGCACCGCAGGTTCGCAGTGATCCGCAACGGAACCTGCGAGGACTGCGGCTGCGCCTCCCACGAGTGCGAGTGCGCCGGGGTCGTCCCGCACACGGGCCTCGTGGACTCGACCGTCGCGCGGGTCAACGGATGCCTGTGCAACTCGTGCCTGAAGGTGCAGGCGGCGATCCGCAAGGTGGCTGCAAAGAAGCACACGCCGCACAAGGCAAACAACGTGCGCCGCACGAAGGGAGGATGAGATGGAAGAAGTGATCAAGGCAGCGATCTTCACACCCGGCAAGCGCGGGTGGGGGCTCCCGATGCTCTACTGGGGGCTCAGCGGTGTTGGCAAGTCCGACATCATCGAGGAGATCGGTCAGCGGTGGAAGATGCACGTTGAGGTACTCTCGCCCAGCGAGCGCGGTGAGGGCGCGTTCGGCGTCACGCCGATGCCCCGCAAGGCGGTGGGCGGTGGGTACGTCACCAGCTACCCCGCCCCGGACTGGATCGAGAACTTCGAGGACTTCGATGGCCGGGGCATCGTGTTCCTCGACGAGCTTACTACGGCAGCGCCGATGATCCAGGCAGCGATGCTCGGGCTCATCCAGGCGCGTCGCATCGGTGGTGCAACGCTCGGGAGCAGCGTGCGCATCCTCGGCGCGGCGAACCCGCCCGACCGCGCAGCGGCAGGATGGGACTTGGCCGCGCCGATCGCCAACCGCTTCGGGCACGCAGAGTGGGCGCCGCCCACCGAGCGCGAGTGGAGCGACCACGAGATGAGCGGCAACGACCTCGAGGACGAGAAGCCGCAGCGCAACGATCCGGCGGCAGAGGAAGCCCGCGTGCTCGCCGCGTGGCCGACCGCGCGCGCCAACGCGGTCGGGTTGATCACGTCCTTCCATATCCGCAACCCCGGCAAGCTCCACGCGCAACCCGACGTGGGCAACCCGCAGGGCGGCCGTGCGTGGGCGTCGCACCGGAGCTGGAGCAACGCGGTTCGCGCGATGGCGAGCGCGAAGGTGCACGGGCTGAGCGACGCGGACTCGGTCGCACTGATCTCTGGCTTCGTCGGCGAGGGCGCCACCCGCGAGCTGCTCGTCTTCCAGGCGCAGATGGATCTCCCCGACCCGGCTGACGTGCTCGACGGCAAGGTGCAGTGGGAGCACGACGACTCCCGACTCGACCGCAGCATGGCGGTGCTCAACTCGATTGTCTCGCTCGCTGTCGGCAGCGACACCAACCGCGCTACGCGGTTGCCCCGGCTCTGGTCGATCATCGACAAGACCCCAGCGGACGACATCATCGCGATGTCGATCAAGCCGCTCTCCCGTGCGCGTCTCACGACGCACCCTTCCGCAGTGCCCGTGCTCGCCCGCATCCGACCGATGCTCAAGGCGGCAGGCATCGCGGTCTGATCGTACCCCGCTCCTGCGCACGAGCCCGACTCGTGCGCAGCATGGAGGAGATGATCTATGGCAGCACTCGCAATCACAACGCTCCCGCCTAAACAGGCGCTCGCCGCCGCCCGATACTGGGCTGTGGCGAAGACGCCGTACTTCGCCCAAGCGATCCTCTCGCTTGTGCCGCGCGAGGTGCCGAACGGCACGCTCTCCGAGCACGGCACGTTCGCCGTCAGCAAGCAGGGCGTGATGCTCTACGAGCCCGCCGCGCTCGCGCGGTGGACGACGCCCGAGGCAGGCAGTGTGATCATCCACGAGGTGATGCACTGGCTGCGCGAGCACGCCGATCGCCGTGAGGCGATGAGCGCCGACGCCAAGCTGTTCAACCTCGCAGGCGACTGCGAGATCAACGACGACCTGGCGCTGATGCGCCTCCCGCTGCCGGACGGCGGCGGTGTGCAGCCGCACACGTTCAAGCTGCCGATCAACAAGACGGCAGAGGAATACTACCGCGCGCTCGTCCAGCAGCGCGAGGACGAGAAGAAGCGCCGCAAGGCGGAGCGCGAGAAGGCTGCCGCCGAGGAGCAGGCTCGCCGCGAGGCTGAGCAGCCCGAGGAGTCGGAGCCCACGGAGGAGCCCGAGGACAGCGACGGCGACGAGGCAGAGGACAACCTGCCGGACGCCGAGGACTCTGACGACACGAAGGCCGACGCAGGCGACGAGGACGGCGCTGGGGACGGCGAAGCTGACGAGGACGACAGCAGCGACGGGGCCGACTCGGAGGGCGATGGCGGGGCGCAGGAGGGCGAGGGCGACGAGCCTGGCTCGGGCGACGGGGTGGACGCACAAGGTCAAACACCGTCAAACACCGCAGGAATCGGGGAGGACGACTGCGACGACCTCCACCCCAACCCGCGCTGCGGAGGCTGCGCGGGCAACCCCGGCGACGCTGAGCCCGAGGACGACCCCCAAGGCCGCAAGGACTCCGAGGTTGCGGTGCTCAAGCAGGCGACCGCGCTCGCCATCCAGCAGCACGCCAAGCAGCATGGCGTAGGCTCGGTGCCCGCAGGCATGGTGCGCTGGGCCGAGAAGCTCACCACGCCTGCGAAGGTGATGTGGCAGCAGAAGCTCGCCATGCTCGGGCGCTCCGCTGTCGCTCGTCGCGCAGGCGCGACCGACTACACGTTCAACCGCGTGTCGCGCCGACAGGCGGGCTACGGCTTCGGCGTCGGTAAGATGATCGCTCCGGCGCTCATCTCCCGGCAGCCCAACGTCGTGATCGCTCTCGACACCTCGGGCAGCATGGGGCAGAGCGAGGTCAACCGCGCCGTGACCGAGGCCGAGGCGATCATGCGCAGCATCGGAGGCGAGGTGCATCTGATCGCCTGCGACTGCCGCGTGCACGCAACGATGAAGGTCAAGACCGTGCGCGAGCTACTGGCGCAGATCAAGGGCGGTGGAGGCACCGACTTCCGCCCTGTGTTCGAGGAGCTCAGCAACCTGCGCCCCGAGCCTGATGTGATGATCTTCATCACCGACGGTGGCGGCTGGGCGCCCGAGTTCCCGCCCGGCAAGACGAAGGTGATCTGGCTGCTCGTTGGCGCGCACCGGATGAAGCCGATGATCGTTAGCACGGGGCCGGGCTACAAGAGCGTCGGCTATGGCGACTTCATCGAGGTCGATGAGTGATGGACGACCCGTGGCTAAGACACCCTCGAGCGCACAAGGCAAAGAGCATGGACATGATCGTTCGCGACTACATCATCAGCCCGCACACCTTCGTCGCTGCCGAGCACTGCGCGGCGGCGCGGGTGTATCGCGGTCCGCCGCGCGAACCCGGTCCTGCGATGTGGCACGGCATCGCGGTGCATCGGTATCTCGAGTACGTTCAGACGCGGGGCAAGCCCGCAGCGATCCGCTACATCGCGTCGAAGTTCAAGCGCCTGGTGAACTTCTGCGACGCGCTCGACATCGACTCGATCCCGCGCGGGCAACCGGAGGTGCAGTTCATCATCAACACCGCCGAGCAGGTCGCAGCGATCATCGATACCTCGGAGCTCAAGGCCGAAGCTACACCCCGCGATCACGTTATGGTGAAGGCGGACTTGCTCGCCGAGGGCCATTGGGTGATCGACTACAAGACCGGCAAGCGCCCCGTCGATCCTGCGACTGCACCGCAGTCGATGATGGAGGCGCTTGCAACGTGGCTTTGGTTCGACAAGCCTGACACCGTGCGCGCTTCGATCTTCAACGTCACGAAGGAGGCCATCATCCAGACACACCACGACTGGCGAGCGGACGAACTGCACGTTGCGATGAAGCGCCTGCGTCGTGTCCACTTGCTGACAGTCGAGACTCGACTGGAGTTCAAGCACGACAGCATCGATCCGCCGCAAGAGCCCGGCGAGCACTGCAACCGCTGTGATGCAGCGAGCGTGTGTCCGAGTTCAGCTGCGGTGTCCGATCCACCCCGCCCACGCAAGGAGTCGAGATGATCCAGTTCTTTCAAACGGTGATGGGCCGTAAGCTCATCGAGAGTGATGTGCCGCGGATCGCGAAGGCGCTGGAGCGCATCGCCGACGCGCTGGAGAAGCAGGCCGCGCCTGCGCCGTGGCAGGAGAACACGCCGCGCCTGCCGACGTTCGATCGCCCTGCGCACGCGCCTGGGGAGGAGTGATGGCGAAGCCCAAGCAGAGCAAGATCATCGACGAACTGCATCCTGGGTTCACTGAGCGCAGTGACCGCAACCGGCGCAGCCAGAAGCGGGGCAGCGTGTTCGAGCGCGAGATCGCTAACGCACTGAAGCCGTTGTTCCCAAAGGCGCGACGCGCGGTGGGCCAGACTCGTGAGGGCAACGAAGCGCCCGACGTGACCGGCACGCCGTTCTGGATCGAGTGCGCCAAGGGCAGCACGAACGCGATCCACGACAAGCTGCGCCAAGGACTCGAGGCGAGCGCCTCGTGTGAGACAACGGAGCACGCGGGCAAGCCCGTCGTGGTGATCAGTCATCACGGCGGGGCGCAGCAGACGATGGCGACGATGCGGCTCGCGGACTTTCTTGATCTCGTCGCAGGCATGGACGAGGTCGAACTGCGCCGCGCGCAGAAGCCCGCAGTGAAGCGAAAGAAGCGTTGATCGCACAAGACGTTGGCAGCGGCGGCAGCGGCGGCTGCACTCTGCGCACGCTGGGCGGGGAAGGGCTCGCGAGGTTCAACCAACGACTCGCGTGCGCAGAGTGGAGGAGCCGATGGCAAGACTTGAGATCGAGATGCAGGGCCTCTGCGCCTACTGTAACGAGCGGACGGATTGGTATGCGGGTGACGGGTGGGTGTTCCACGTCGTCGCCGCGCACTGGCGCTGCCAGGTGTGCCGCTGCGCGACGCAGCCGCATCTGTTCCTGTCGCCGGTGCTTGTGAAGAAGATCGCTGCCGAGCAGTTCGCCCGGCACATCGCCGATGACGATGTCATCGAGATCGAGGTGGGAGCATGATGATGACGATGTCGATCGCAGAGCTCGAGCGCGCGGTGCGCAGGCACCAGTCGCTCTACGACGCAGGCAGGCCGGAGATCAGTGACGCAGAGTTCGACAAGCTCGTAGAGGATCTCCGCTTCAAGAGCGGCGAGTCGCCAGTGCTGTTGGAGATCGGAGCGAAGGTCTCGGGCGTCAAGGTTCGCCACAGCGTGCCGATGCTCTCGCTCGGCAAGGTCTATGAGATGCCCGACCTCCAGGCATGGGCCAAGCCGATGTTCGAGCGCGGCTGCTCGCTGCTCGTCCAGCCCAAGTACGACGGGCTGGCGCTGGCGCTCAAGTACGTCGATGGCCGCCTTGTGCGCGCCACGACGCGCGGTGACGGCGCTGAAGGCGAGGACGTGACGGGGGCGGTGCAGTTCGGCGGCGTAGCACCGCTCACGCTCAACGTGTTCATGCCGGGCGACGTGGCCGGTGTGAACGAGGTGCGCGGCGAACTGCTGATGCCGATCGAGACCTTCGAGGAGGCGTTCTCCGCGACCTACGCCAACGCGCGCAATCTGATCGCAGGACTCATCGGGCGCAAGACCGACTGGGAGCCGCTGCGCGCGGCACGCTTCGTCGCCTACGATCTGCTCAGCACCGACACCCAGCGCGCGGCGCTGCCGATGCTGAGCAAGCTCGGTCTGCTCGAGCGGTTCGGGTTCAACGTCGGCAAGTTCGGCACGGCGCGCAACCGCGACGAGCTCCGCCAACTGGTCGAGCGCGAGTGGGTCACACCGTTTGAGATCGATGGCCTCGTGGCAAAGGTCGAGGACGCGAGCACGCGCCAACTGCTCGGCTCCACGGAGCATCACCCGCGCTGGGCGATCGCCTGGAAGTACCAGGGGCAGACCGGCAAGACGACTTTGACCGGCGTCGAGTGGGAGGTCTCGCGACTCGCGACGATCACCCCTGTGGTCGTGATGGAGCCTGTGGAGCTTTCGGGCGTCAGCATCACGCGCGCTACGCTTCACAACGTCGTTCGTTTCCGAGAGCTCGGCGTGTTGCGTGTCGGCTCCGAGCTCACCGTCACGCGGCGTGGCGGCGTCATCCCGCATATCGAAGGCGTGCGTGGCGGCGAAGGCAAGGTGCAGATGGCTCCGCTCAACTGCCCCGCGTGCGGCGCACCGACCACGACGCAGAAGACGACGCTGCGCTGCACTCGAGGTGCCTACTGCGACGGCGCGCGCCGCGAGCGCATCCTGTTCTGGTGCCGGACGACCGGGATGCTCGGCATCGGCGCAGAGACGGTCAAGGCGCTGTTCAACATCGACTTGGTGCGCACGCCGATCGATCTCTATAAGCTCGACCACATCGGGCTGCGCCGCGCAGGGCTCGGGGCAGGCGAGTCGGCGAACATCCTCGAAGCGATCGCCAAGACGCGCACGCTGTCGCCCGCCGTGTTCCTCCAGGCGCTCGGCATCGAGAAGCTCGGGCGCACGCTCAGCAGGGAGCTCGCTGCCGAGATCGATTGGGAGACGCTCGACATCAGGCACACCGCAGCGGGCAAGCGCAACGAGGTGCAGAAGGAGCTCCGGCGTCACGAGGACTTGATCGACGGCCTGCTCGTCCACGTCCGACTCGAGCACACGGCGACGATGATTGCTGCGCTCACGGAGGGCAGCGCGGCGTGGTCTTGCTTCGCAGGCAAGAAGGTCGTCTTCACCGGCGCGCTTGCCGATATGGATCGCATGGTCGCACAGGCGCTTGTCACCGAGCACGGCGGGAGCACGCCAGGCACGTTGACGAAGGAGACCAACATCCTCGTGATCAGCGACAGCGCAATCGCAGCAGGCACGGCGAGCGGCAAGAAGAAGAAGGCCGAGGCGTACCGCGCCAAGGGCCTGCCGATCGAGATCATCAGTGAGGCCGAGTTCGTCAAGCGCGTGGCGCACGCGCTGGCACAGACAGAGTGATGAGGCTAAGGAATCCGATGGACAAGCTACACCCGAAAGACAATCTCGACGCCAGCGATCTTCTGCTACTCGCAGTGATCGCCGCGTTGATCCTCGCTGCCTGTTCGACGGCAGACGCGCAGACCCGCCCGATCTCGCCAGCAGTCGCGCTCGCGCGGATCTGCGTCAGTGAAGCAGACTGGCAGTGCTTCGATCGCGGCGACGGCTATGCAATCCACGAAGTCATCCTGCGTGGGGCCGCACGGCAGCGCATGAGCTATGTCGGCTTCGCTCGCGCCTACGCCGGAGCGACACTCGGCAAGCGCGCGTATGCGCCGACTTCGCCGCGCCAGTGGGTTGCGGAGCTTGCTGAAGACGGCAGCGCGCCCGCGCACTGGCCGACTGCGCCAAGGCTCAGCGGGCCGCGCGGCGGCGTGGTGAGGATGGTCCCGGCGACACCGTGGAGCAGCTTCCGCGCACGATGGCTCGCAGTGCTCGCCAAGGCGCGCGAGGTCGTTCAGCGCACGCTCGAGGACGTGCGCGGGTGGAGCCCGTGCGCAGGCGAGGTTGAGGACTGGGGCGGCGACATGGACCACCATCGCGCAGTCCGGTTGGGCCTGATCCCCGTCTCCTGTGGCAACACCGCCAACGATTTCTACCGCCGCCCGTAGCGCACGAGTCGCCCGACGGAAGCTACACCTTGCGAGCTACACCGCGCAGGTGTAGCTTCCGTCTCCCGTGATGCCCGATCGCTACACCCGCGGCCCGTCAACGCCGCGTCCCATCCGATACAACGATCGACTGTGGGCAGACTTCACTCGCTACGCCAAGCAAGTGAATCTGCCCACAGCCGTTTTGATCCGACAAGCGATGGCCGAGAAGCTACACCCTGTGCCCATCACCCAGCAGGCAGACGCCGCAGAGGACATCACCATCGAGGTCCACGATGAGTGATGTGAACTCAACCCGGCGTGGGCGAAGGCCCGTCACGAAGGAGATGTACGACCTGCTGGTAGATGGGTATCGAGAACAGCCTGGGAACGCCTCTTTTGCAGCACGAGCCGCAGGGTGCGATAGACGCACGGCAGCGCGTGGGTGGGGCAAAGGATGGCTCGATCTGAAGAACCACGAATGGGCAGTCCCCATTCGCGATGTGATCAAGAACGAGATGCTGAGCGCCCGCGCAGAGCGCCAACGCCTGCAAGAACAAGAGAAAGCGGCGGTTGCTCTCGAACGCAGCCGCGCTCGACAGGACGCCGTCAAGAGCGCCGGTGAGGAGGCACAGGCCGCCGCCGTCGCCCGCACGAGCGCGATCGCCATGGGCGGCGTTGCGCAGTCGTTGATCCGCACTCTGCTGCCGCTGCTCAAGAAACTGCCCGAGCTGATCGAGAAGTCCAACCTCACCGCCAAGGAGACGATCAAGGCGATCGGTGACACCGCCTTCATCGTCCGATCGACGAACGACAGTATCCGCACTGCACTCGAGATCGAACGCATCCGACTTGGCGAGCCGACCGACATCATCGGCATCCAGTCTCAGCTCGAGGAGGTGACTGCGGAGGAGGCTGTCGAGGAGCTCCTCGGCATCGAGCGCACGCTGCGCCGGGCCGTGGTGCAGACGGCGGGGCAGACGGTGAGCTACACCCGCGCCGACGGCACCATCGAGATCAACATCCCTGACGAGGCGTTCGAGGACGGCACCGACGACGGAGCTACAGTGATCGAGCTACACACCGGCAAGCGCCGCAAGAAGCGGAAGGCGACGAAGTGATCGAGCTCAATATCCTCCGCCAGATGCCCAAGGCGGAACTCGCCCACTGGATTCGCAAGAACCCGAAGGAGGCGACCGCCATCCGTGAGGCGCTCTACTGGCAGCGCGTCCGCCTGGCGCGCGAAGACCCTAACGAGTTCTGCGAGCTCGTGCTTCGCGACGAGGAGCGCGGCATCCCAATCGTCCAGTCGGCGATGCACGAGCAGTTCCAGAATCTCGCCTGCCAGCACGATCGGCTGATCATCTGGGGCCACGTCGAGAGCGGCAAGACGGTCCAACTCTCGATCGGTCACACGCTATGGGAGCTCGGGCGCAACCCGCGCCTCCGCTTCGTGATCGCGTCGGCGACCTCGCGGTACGCCTCGCGTATCGTCTCCGCCCTCCGCCGCTACATCCAACAGCCGGGACCGATCCACGATGTCTTCCCCGACCTCAAGCCGGGGCCGGTGTGGGCCGCGACGATGATCGCCGTAGACATCCCAGGCCGTAAGGGGATGCCGAAAGACCCCAGCGTGCAGGCGACCAGCGTCGGCATCGCCTCGCTGATGGGCGCGCGCACCGATCGCTTCATCGGCGACGATCTGCTCAACCAGAACAACACCAGCTCGCCCGTCCGCCGCCAGGACGCGAAGGACTGGTACTTCGGCGTCCCCATGTCCCGCATGACGCCCGAAGGCAGAGTGCGCCTGCTCGGCAACGCCTACCATCCCGAAGACCTGATGCACGAGCTCGCAGGCAGCGGCACCTACACCTGGCGCAAGTTCCCGGTGCTCGATCCCACCACCCACCGGAGCACCTGGCCTGACCGCTGGCCCGAGGACCGCATCGAGCGAAAGCGCGGCGAGCTACACCCGCACGAGTTCGCCCGGCTCCTGCTCTGCATCCCCCGTGACGAATCGCAGTCGCGGTTCAAGCGTGAGTGGATCGAGGCGTGTTTGCGGCGCGGCGATGGACACGTCCCGAGCTATGCGCTGTCGCAGATCCCGAACGGCTTTCGCGTCTACACCGGAGTCGATCTCGGCGTCCGCGCCAAGCATGGCGCAGACTTGACGGTGCTCAGTACGATCATCGTGCACCCGAATGAGGACCGCGAGATCCTCTGCGTCGAGTCTGGTCGGTGGGCAGCGCGCGACATCGTTGACCGCATCATCGACACGCATCGGCGATTCGGCAGCATCGTGATCGTGGAGAACAACGCGGCGCAACAGTTCATCGTCGACTTCACTAAGAGCGAGAGTGCTGTGCCGGTGCGCGCGTTCTTCACGGGCAAGAACAAGATGAGCCCCGAGTTCGGTGTCGAGTCGCTGGCGACCGAGATGGCGAACGGTAAGTGGATCATACCGTCGATCAACGGCAAGCCAGCCAACGCAGAGATCGGCGCGCTCGTCACCGGCATGGTCTACTATGATCCGAACCAGCACACGAGCGATCACTTGATGTCGCTGTGGTTCGCTCGAGAGGGCAGTCGCCAGCCCGAGAAGAAACGCGCGAGCACGTTCCGCATCGACACGCACACACGCTGACGCGCCCTCTGGCGCTCTGCTGCGCGGCGCGATAGACTCGCGCCATGCCGAGCATCTATTCGACTTCCGTGACTGCGCCCGCCGCGTTCGCTGCCGTCAGTGCGCCGGACTTCACTGTGCCATTCGAGCCGCGCAGCATCATCGTGATCAACGAGGACGCGACGACTGCGAACTACGTCGAGGTCAGCTTCGACGGCGTGGACGTGCACGGGCGATTGACCCCTGGACAGGTGAGCGCGATGAAGTTCGCGCAGACCGTCAAGAAGGTCTGGGTCCGACGCGGCGCGGGCACACCTGTCGTCCGCATCGTCGCCGAGGCGTGAGCCATGATCCGATACGCCGCTGACGAGCTCGAGACGGTGCGGCGTCACGCACGCCGCAATCGCGGCCTGTGCCACGGGTCGAGTCTGTACCAGCAGAGCTTTCTCGACGTACTCGAGCGAAACTTCTTTGACGGCGGATCGTCAGGTGCCGGTGGGCTGCGCCCGCTCGTGTCGTTCAAGCCCGGCGGCGGTGGCACCTTCACGCGCGCCACCGAAGCCAGCTACTACACCGCGCCGCCGAACACGGCGGGTGGGTTCCTCTCGTGGGCTGGCAACGACACGATCCGCGAGGACAAGCGCGATGGGGTGTCGGGTTTGTATTTGTTTGAGGCACCGCAGACGAACCTGTGCCTGTACTCGGAGGCGCTCGACGACGCGAGTTGGACGAAGACCGGCGCGACGGTCGGGGCCGGTGTCACGACTGCGCCCGATGGACAGGTCGATTGCAAGACCGTCACGTTCACGTCGGTCGCCACCGACAAGGTAACTCGCACCATCGCGGGCACCGCCGACGCCGCGTTCTACGTCACAACCGTCTGGGTGCGCCGCCCAGCGGGACCGGGAAACGTCAGGATATCGTTTCTGCTCCGCGACGCGACCGCTCCGATCACCGTGGACAAGGCGGTTGGGACGACGTGGACTCGCATCGAGGATCTGCGTAACTGGGGCACGGGCGCGACGGTCCCGGCGATCGGGGTTCAGAACGACGCAGCGGGCACCGCGCAATCGGTCGAAGTCTGGGGCTTCGATGTCAAGAGCAATCTGATCGGCGGTTCCGCGTTCAACGCGCCGAGTTCTTACGTCCGCACGACGAACCTCGCAGTGCTCCGCGCAGGCGACGATATGACGTGGCCGGTCACGCCGACTGCGATGCTGTCGGGCCGCACGTCGTTTCGCTTCTCACCGATCTATGGCACTGGTGAGGCGAGTTCTGCGAGCGCGTACTACACGATCGGGAACGCGACCTACAATGGGCAAGACAGTCGCCCCGGCATTGCCGTGATCACGGAGCAGGTAGCGAACGTCGGGCAGTTCAGTTCCAACGGGCTCACGTTCGGCCGCAACATAGTGATGACCGCTGAGAGCGACCGACCCGCCGCGCATATGACTGTCACTGGCGCTGCCGCTGGCAACGGCACGGGACCGCAGGGGATCGCAGTCACGCAGACGCAGGCTGCTCTGTACTGCGGGCGATACGCCCTCGGCCCGCTGTACTACGCCAACGCCCGCATCGGTGAGCCATACGCCCTCCCCGTCACAGCTCCCTTCGACCCCGCCAGCATCAGCGGCCTGGTCATCGACATCAACCCCGCGCTCGACTCTGCGGGTGCGCTGACGAGCATCCTCGACCGAAAGAACGGCTACATCTTCAACGGCACGATCACGCGCGACGCCGCGATCAACGGGCAGCCGACGTACACGGGCAACGGCGTCGGTGACGTGCTGACGAGCACGGCGTCGATCTCGCAGTTGGCTGGCGCGCAGGCGATCACGGTGGTCATGGTCATCAAGGATGCGTTTGCAGGCGCTGCGGTTGGCGCGGTTATGTCTCTCGGCGCGTCTTCCGCTATCCCCTCGGCCAACGGAATCTTTGAGGCGTCTGTCAACGGCAGCGCCGCCGTTATCACCGGGACAGCGGGCGGTAACGTCGGCTATAACCAGTATTCCATTACAGAGACGCTGGCGGCTGGCATCGTTTACACGCAGCAAAACGACTTCTCTGCGCCCAGTCCAGAGGTGACGTTTAGGCGCAACGGTTCCACCGTAGCGGGGACTCCGGTGATCATGGCGAACAATACAGGCGTGTTCGGCAGCTACCCGCTTGACCTGTTCGCTCGAAATGGACCCGCGCTTTTCTGGCCCGGCTCGCTCAATCGCGTCCTCATCTACAACCGCGCTCTCTCCGCTGGCGAGATGCAGTCGATCGAACGCGCGCTCGGACTCAACGCACGGATTCTCGTCGCCTGAGTGCGACTGACAAGGACGGACGACTATGGCGCTCATCACTCTCGATCAAGCAGAAGCCCTGTTCAACGACGCGGCGTTCATCCGGCGAGTCACGCTGCTCGGCATCCGTGTCGCGCTGAAGGTCTGCGATGAGCCTCTCGACGCCGTGCACCCGAACGTCACGGCGAAGCGCAGCAATCTCGCGCTGTCGTGGGTCAGTGACCGCAGCAGCGCGTTCGTCGGCTGTCTCGTGCGCAACGTCGCGCTCGACTTCAGTGACGTGAACATGGCGGCAGTCGCCGACGACGCTGTGGTGACGAGTAAGATCAAAGGCGTGTTCAACGCGATGGCTGGCGTCACGCCAGGGGATCTGGCCTGATCATGCCCGCCATCATTCGCAATCCGTCGATCGAGCCTGTCGCGCTGCCGTATCCGTTCATGGGTGTTTTGCGCGGACGCCAAGCGATCTGTCTGAACATCACTGCCGCTCGCGCTCTCGCGCTGCTCGGCAGCAACGGCGCGCTGATGGTCGAGGAGTCCGCGTCTGCCGCAGGGCCGTTCGACACCGCGTATCTCGGGATGACCGATCAAGCGCCCGACGCCGTGCACTTCAATCCGCGCGGCCCGTTCCCCACAACGCTCGGGTCCGCAGGCGTCGTGTCGACGGCGGCGATGGCTCTCTGGGGCAACTCGAACATCGCGGCTGCTCGAGTCATCACTGCGATCGACTTGCACCAGATGGCCGACGGCACCGGGTCCGCTGTCGTCGAAGTCTGGCGCAGACGCGCAGGCGCGATGACGCAGCTTCTCACGATCACGCTCGTTCAGGGCGGCGGTGCGTTCAGCACGGCGACGGGTGTTCCCGCGACTCTCGCGCTGCGCACGCTTCAGGCTGGCGACTATCTGTACGCGCAGGGGATCACTGCGCCGACCGGCGGCGCTGGGTTTATGATCGACGTGGAGTTCGCTCCGCAGTTCTGATCGACTCGCGTTCAGCGATGGCTCGTGATAGAGGAGACGCATGAGCTCTGGAACGCGCGCCAACGTCGGTCAGGTCGGTCAGATGCTTCGCGGCCCCTCCGCGCCTGGACTCGTGCAGGAGGGCGGTGGGCCGACTGACGCGCTCACTGAGCGGCAGCAGTTGCTCGGGCACCTGTGGGCGTTCTATCGCTGCATGAACTATCACCAGCGGCAGACCGACTGGGACGGGCGTCAGGCGACGGGGCATATCGAGAACGAAGCCATCGCCACGGCGGGGTTCATTCCCGGCGGGTTCTACGACGCAGGGAACTCGACTCTGCCGCTCAAGTTCCGAAAGCCGACTGCGCCGTACTATCTTGCCAAGGTGATCGTCAATCGGTTCACCGGCCTGCTGTTCGGCTCGCAGCATCACCCGAAGCTCGTTGTCGTAGACGACCCCGACACCGACGCCTGGTTGACCGCTGTGATCGAGAGCACGCGGCTGTGGTCCCGAATGGTGCTCGCCCGCAGCTACGGCGGCGCGATGGGCACTGTCGCCGTCGGCTTCGTGTTCCGCGACGGCAAGCCGAAGATCGAAGTTCACGATCCGCGCTGGTGCTTCCCGCACTTCGCCGACCGTGAGGAGCTCGTGCTCGAGAAGATCGAGAAGCGGTATCAGTATCCCGACATGACCCGCGACGCTGAGACGGGGCTGATGGTCGAAGGCTGGTTCTGGTATCGCCGGATCATCACGGAGACTGACGACACGCTCTGGCCGCGTGTCCCTGTCAACGCAGGCGAGGAGCCGCGCTGGACGCAGCACAAGTCGATCGTCACGACTCACGACTTCGGCTTCTGCCCTGTGGTGTGGGTGCAGAACAACGAAGTGCAGGACGACATCGATGGCGACCCCGACTGCCATGGCGTGTACGACAATATCGAGACGATCGACTCGCTGCTCTCGCAGGCGAATCGCGGCATCCTGTCGAACTGCGATCCGACGTTGCATATCTCGACCGACGACGACATTCCCGACGGGCTGCGCAAGGGCAGCGACAACGCGATCAAGACGAGCAGCGGTGGCAGCGTGTCGTACTTGGAGATCAGTGGCGCGGGTCCGAAGGCAGCACTCGAGTTCGCCGCAGAGCTCGAGAAGCGTGTGCTCCGAATCACGCGCTGCGTCCTCGATGATAACTTCAGCGGACCCGCGCGCACCGAAGCCGAGGTGACGCAGAACTACTCGAACATGATCGAGCAGGCCGACATTCTGCGAGAGCAGTACGGCGAGCGCGGAGTCAAGCGACTGCTCGAGATGCTGCTCCGCGCAGCGCGCAAGCTCAGCACGCCTGTCGTGGATCGTGGCGGCGATCTGCCGCGCATCACGCGCTCTGTCATTCGACTGCCGCGTACGAAGGAGGGCACCGAGCATCAGATCGGCAAGGGCCAGATGCTCGAGCTCGACTGGCCGGATTGGGCTGAGCCTACGCTGACCGAGATCACGAGTGCTGTGGACGCCGCAGGCAAGGCCATGAACTACGGCCTAACCGATCTCGAGCACGGTGTTCGTTTCATCGCGCACTATTTCGGCATCGAGGACACGGCGGCACTCGTCGAGAAGCTCGCGGCCGCGACTGCGGCAGCCGATCCTGCGGCAGCCTACGACACCGCATACGAGGAGCCTGTCGAGGAGGAGATCCCTGTCGAGGAGCCTTTCGCCGAGGAGGAGTGGCCGGTTCCTGGCGAAGTCTCCGACACCCTGAACGGCGCGCAGGTCAACGCCTTGATCGGTGTGCTGTCGCAAGTCTACGCAGGCACGCTGCCCGCAGTGGCAGCAGCCGAAGTGATCCTCAACGCCTTCCCGCAAGTCAGCGAGGAGAGCGTCACTCGAATGATGTCGGAGAAGCCGACGGTCAAGCCTGTTACCGACGCAACGCCGGAGACTGGTAAGGAGCCCGCAGCGCCCGGAGAACCGGCGCTGCCCGAGGAGGAGTGATGGCGACTCGCGTCATCCTCGGCGGACGTGTGGCGTGGGCGTCAGGACGCCTGAGCCGCCCCGCGCCCACGCTACCGCGCCGCAAGGACGGTAGCGTGCTCGAGGACGAGCGCGTGGACCCGAGTTCGCCCGACAGCCCCTACAGAGCCGGTGTGCCCGCCTACGATGCTGCCGACGAGCTCGAGTACCGCGCTGTCAGGCAAGGCGCGCTGAACCCGCTCGAGGGCTGGCGCACTGCCGACTTCTGGCTGGCGCGGTGGAAGACCGACTGGCCGACGCTGCGCACCTTCGTTCAACGCGGCTGGCTTGACGCAGCGGTTGAGGAGCAGAGCGCGGTCAAGCGGTTCAGGTGTCGTGACGAGAATCGAGTGATCGCCGCGCTCGCTGTGGACACGAAGCTGACGGTGCGGAAGGGCAAGCGCCGATGATCATCGCCATCGACTTCGACGGCACGATCGTCAGCGACGCTCAGCCCTACGACGACACGACGACGCCGCTGCGGTTCCTGCCTGGCGCGAAGTCGGCCCTGCTGCGCATGAAGGCGGCGGGCCACGTTCTGATCCTGTTCAGCGGGCGAGCGAGCCCGTGGCTGCGAGATGCCAGTGTGATCGACCCGTTGGTAGCGGCAGGAGTCCGCAAGGCGCACAAGGCGACTGCGGAGCGCAGTCGGCAGATCAACCAGGCACGCTATGACCAGATGCTCGCCTTCGTGAAGAAGGAACTGCCTGGCGTTTTCGCGCTGGTGTGGGAACACTCCGGCAAGCCAGGAGCCGACGTGTTCATCGATGACCGCGCCGCACCGTTCAACGAAGACGGCTGGCGCGGCATGGTGGACTTGTACGGCGCGGCTGAGCCAACTACGATGAGGGCATGATGAGCACCGTGACTCCGATACACCGACAGAAGCTGTTTGGCGGGCGTCGCACTGCCGAGGAAGTTCACGCGAGGTACGCCTTCCCGATCAACGCGCGCTGCTCCGGCTGTGGGATGCGACCGATGACTCGGGCGCTCGTGATGATGGAGATCAAAGAGGCGATGAAGAACCCGGCGGTGCAGGCGATCGCCGCGATGGGGCCGGAGGAGCTCATGCCCCATATCGTCCAGATCAAGGACAGCGAAGGCATGGCGAAGCCCTACTTCCGCGTGTCGGTCGTCTACGCCTGCAAGTCCTGCACTCCGCAGATGGAGCGGCAGTTGGCGAAGGCACCGAGTCACTGCATCGTCGAGATCAATCGTGGTCCCGGCGTTGACAAGATCGTTGCCGGTCCCGGCACCTGAGAGGAGATGAGCGATGGCTGTAGGAGCTGGACGTTTTGATACACGGTATGTAATCCGGCGACCTGGCGAGTCGGCTACCGCGCACAAGGCCCGAGTGGCTGCGGCGCGAGCGACGCACCGTGGGCAGGCTCGAACAGAATCAATCGGCGAGAAAGCTGCGCGGCTTAGTGCTGGGTCAACGGCGGTCGGCGGGAAGGCTTATGTCACCCAGACTGGCAAGAAGGGCGGCCAGTTCGTGATCAGCAAGAGCGGCAAGAAGCGATACGTCTAGGAGGTGAGCGATGGTCATGCGATCTCGTGGTCCGGTTCGTGGTTCGTTTGGAATGTCGTCTCGTCGTCGTGCTTCGGAGATGAGCGACGCCGAGCGCGATGCCGCGATGACGCCTGATCAGCACGATCGCGTCGCTACCTATCATCGCGAGCAGGCGCGGCTCTCTCCCGGCATCGCTGACATGCACCACGCCGACGCGGCGCGTCACGAGGCCGAGGCGATGAGGAAGCGTTCGGAAGCGATGCACGCGCCGATGGCGCAGGAGAGTCGCCGCCAAGGTATGATGACGATGCGTGAGTCGATGGAGCGCACTCACGCAGCCGAGCGCGCCCGCGCCATGCACTCTGCGTCGCATGGCACCGCAGGCCGCGCTACTCCGCATGATCAGGCCATGCACCAAGCCGTCCAAACTGGCAAGAAGGGCGGCGAGTTCGTGATCAGCAAGAGCGGTAAGAAACGCTACGTCAAAGGGTGATCACTGTGGCGCGCGCACTCGAGGTCTGGAAACGGAATAAGGATCGAGAGGGCGGCAAGCCGGAGCTTTCGCGCGAGGAGCGTCACGCGCTCCACAAGCTGCGCATGGAAGCCAAGGCGAAGGGCGTAGTCCTCGCCAGCGCGGGACGCGGGGGGTTGAGCCCGTCACTCGTGCTGTTCGTCTTCCGGCGCGACGACTACACCTGCAAAGTCTGCGGGCGCAAGGGCGGGGCCGATACGGGCGGGATTCAGTTACACCACAAGGGCGGACTCGAGAACCCTGCGTCGGCTTGGCTGAAGAAGAAGGATCACTCCAACGACCCGAACAGCATCGTCACGATCTGCAAGTCGTGTCACGATACCGTGCATGACGCCGACCGTGCGCAGAACGATGAGTGAGCGGGTCGCTCTGTGGGTGTCGCAGAAGCTCGTTGTGCAGGACGGCGGCACGCTGCGCCCGCCCGGTGCGGCGCAGGCGTGGAGTCACGTCGAACTCGACGGGCGGCGGTTGACGGTGATCTCGCGCGGTGACGCCTTCGACCTGTACTACGGGCGAAGCTCGCCGGTCGTGCTGTCGATCACACCGCAGGCAGCACTTCGACTCGCCTGGTTCGTTCTCTGGCGGTGGTGGGTTATCGCCACCGTCTGCGGCCTCAAGACCCGCCTGTGGAACTGGTCGCTGTCTGTTCTGACCCGAGGTGTGCTGTGAGCCGATTCCTCGCCATCTTCGCTGACCCGAACGCAGCACTCGCAGATTCGATCCCGCGCCCGACTCTCGGGCAGGTGATGTACGCGCAAGCGAACACCGACCGATCACGGAAGTTCTGCGGGAACTGTCTGCTGTGGTGTGCTGACGATGAGAACTGTGTCGTGCACGATCCCGACACCGTCGCGCCGCAGGACGCCTGTTGCGCGTACCACGTCTTCGGCCCGCCGATCGTAGCCGTGCATCCTGCGCCAGACCGCGCAGCGTTCATCCGGCCCGAGTTCAGCGGGCTCGCCCAAGTCGGCAGTGGTGGCCGAGTCTGCGACCGCTGCACGTTCTACCAGCCCCGCAACGGCTCTGAGGGCACCTGTGCTGCGGTGCAGGACATCACTGCGACTGCTGACGCGGTTGTGGAAGCACTCGCGTCCTGCGCCCGTTGGGAGTCTGTGGATGGCTAAGCCGCCGCCGACGCGAGCCCGCGCTGTGACCGAGGTGCGCAGTGCCCGTGCGCGCATGGACCGAGTCATTGATCGCACTGCGATGCGCCCCGCGCGTTCTGCGTTCAACATCGAGGGCGGGATCATGCACCGAGCAGTCCGCGCGTCGGAGAAGGGGCGGTTGATGCTCCCGGCAGATCACTCGGCCATTCATCGGATGCAAGGCACGGTGTCTGGGCACGTCCGCGCGATGACCGATCGAATCGGCACAGCACTCGCGTCCGCAACGCGCGGCACGCTCGAGGAGTCGCTGCGAGGACTCGGCGGCTTCGTCGAGCGGGTGAACGGAGACGCGGGCTCACTCAACGATGACACCGTAGTACGCTCGCTCGTCGCGCACCGACGCACTCTGATCGAGGCCGCGCGCAAGCAAGCGATGACTCGACTCGCACGCGAGGTCGAGTTGAAGATCAAGCGCCGTCTACACGATGTCGCAAACACCGAGGGTGCGCGCGTCCGTGACATGGTCGCAGCGGTCAACGACGAGCTCGAGAACCAGTGGTGGCAGGTTGAGCGGATCGTCCGCACCGAATCGGCTGTCGCCTACAATGTCGCGCAGGCGGACGGGATCAAGGAACTCGCGCGCAGTGTGCGCGGGTTGAAGATGCGCTGGACTGAGCTGATCGATGACGCTACCGGGCAGCCATTCGACAACCGGGTGGCTGTCGATTCGTTCGCCATGCACGGGCAGGTCGCGGCGATCGGTGGGCAGTTCACCATGCCGCCCGGACTCCCGCGCGGGTCCGCAGTCGGGCACGGCAAGAAGGCGAGTCGCGGGTTTCAGCATATGGTCGGGCAGTCGTGGGCGCAGCCGCCGAACCGCCCGAACGATCGCGCAGTCCTCACGCCCTGGCTGAAGGCGTGGGGAGTTCCCGGCTGGGTGTTTCAGAATGGGCGGCGTGTCAACTTGCGCCCAAAGCAGTGAACCAGTAGCATCGGGCTCGACAGCCCATGAGGAGAGTCTGAGATGGCAATCGACCCGAACAAGATGGCGGCGTTCGCAAGCGCAGGTCCGAAGCCCGGCACCGAGGATTCGACTGGCGGCGACACCGCCGAGGTCGAGCCCGGCGACACCGCCGAGGGCGGTGACGATATGCAGGAGAACGGGGCGGGTCGCTTCGGCGAACTGATCCCACTGCTCGAGGCCAACGCCGAGGAACTCGCGGCCTGCTGCGACGAGCTCGATCCCGAGGCGCTCTCGGACACGGGCACTGCGCTCGAGGGCGACAATCTCGAGATCCTCACCGAGAGTGTGATGGCACTGCCCGGCGACCTGCTCGCCGAGATGATGGCGACTCTCGGCGGTGTCACTCCCGAGGAGGCCGAGGAGCTTGTCGCGCACCTCGAGGACGAGGGCATGATCGATGACGCCGCGCTGGTCGCGGCGCTTCTCACGCATATCGGCAAGCTCATCGACTCGGGGGATCTCTCGACCGAGTCTGCCGAAGACGAGGACGAAGGCGGGGAGTCCGAGGACGCCGACGAAGGCGAGGAGTCCGAGGACGACGGCGAGGAGTACGTCGAGGGGGAGTGATTGCTCTCGGGCGTTGTTTCATCTAGGATGAGAATCATGGCGAACACGCTACCGCTCATGCAGTCGATCCCTGCGCCGTATCCGCAGTCCGAGCGGGCGATGCCGAACGGTTCGACGTTCGGGTTTCGCCAGCCTGGGCCGGTGTTGCCTGACGCGACCGGCAATCTTGGCTTCGCCACGCTGACGCCGGTAGACGGCTTCGCTAACCATCCTGACCCGCAGTACCGTCCGATCACGATCATCAAGAGGTGAGCGATGTCATTCAAGGGAGTTCGTCCGAGCGGGCAGCCGCGCCCGCTTCGTGGCATCGCAGAGGACGTGGGCACTGTGCCCGCCAACTTCGTCGATGGCGGTGTCGCCCCTGCATCGGGGTTGCCTGACTCGATTCGTGGCGCGCAGGAGACGTATCTCGATCTCGCCGAGAATGTCATCCAGCCCGCGCCCAGTGTCGGGCTGAACCCGATGCCGTTTGCCACGCTTCGCAAGGGGCGTTGAAGGAGATCACCATGCCCGTCAGCATCGACCAAGTCGGCCAAGGCCGTCAGTACCCGAATCCCGCAGACGCCTCGACTGCATCGACCGGCACCTACCATGACGCCGTCGATGCGACTCCGCTCGAGGCGAAGCTGCCGCTCGCCGCGTTCCCGATGGCTCCCGCGCCGCAGCCCTTCGCGTCCGTGCGTCGTGTCGGCGGATCGCGCTGACCATGAGCGATGTCTTCAAACTGGATGGCAGCTACCAGACGCAGCCGACTTCGGGGAACCTCAGTGGGAACCCCGAAGTCGATGCGCTTCTGCAAGAGCGCGTGTCGCTGAAGAACAAGCTCATCGGCTGTTACGTTCTCGCCACCGACTCGCCCGTGTCCGTCTCGCTTGGCGGGCTGTCTGAAGTCAACGTCCTCGTGATCAAGACGACGGGCGGCAAGGTTCGGGCGCGGATCACGAGCGCAGACGGGAGCGCGCAGTCGGTCCCTGTCGATCCGTTCTGTCTGCTCATCGACCTCAGTGTGGGCATAACCGCGATCGACTTGACGCGAGTCACGCTCACGAGTACCACGGTGCAGGTTTTCCTCGGGGAGCGGACTTCGTGATCGTCATCAGCAAGACCATCGAGTTTTCGGCGTCGCATCAGCTCACGCGTCTTGCGCCCGAGCACCAGTGCGCGCGCCTACACGGGCACAACTACACCGTCGAGATCGACCTGCGCGGGCACGAGCTCGACCAGTTCAATATGCTGGTTGACTACGGCGTACTGAGCTCGGTGATCAAGACTCGATTCGAGCATCGGCATCTGAACGACGACGCTGATCTCGGCGACCAGCCGACGGCGGAACTGCTCGCTAGTCTCATCGCGCAGATCATCGGCGCGCAACTACTGGCACCGCTCAACGTAGAGCGCGGGGCTGGCGCAGAGATCACCGTCACGCGAGTTCGCGTGTCCGAGACGGCGAGTTCCTGGGCCGAGTGGCGCGCGTAGTAAGTTCGCCTGCCTGTGGGCAGGTTTCTCCAAGAGGCAGGCTAACATGACGACGACGAAGACGATCACGGTTCAAGAGGAACTCGACAACGCGAACCCGAACACGCTGGCCGACGCGCTGAAGAAGGCCGGTGTCTCGCGGCAGCTTGGCATCATCAAGGCTGTCGTGACGGCGCTCACGGCGACTGCGACTCCCGACATCACCACTGCGGCGGTTCTCGCGGCGGCGGTTGTCACGGGCGCTGTCCTCGAGACTGGCGAGATGCTCCCGCCGATTGGCGATCTCGTCGCCCTCCGCGTCACTGCGTCGGGCACGGCGGCGTCGCTCGGGACGTACATTCTCACCGACACGGGCGGCACCGCGCTGTTGCCGCCGGGCGGCGCAGGCGTGGCAGTCGGCATCGCCAAGCTCAGCGACGACGGCAAGACGCTCACGTTCCCGAACACGGTGACGGCGTTCACGCTCGTTTACCGCCCGCGCTCGGTTGTCGACATCTCGACGACGGTCTACGCGCCGAGCGTCTGAGTAGCTTCGGAGTAGGCGGTCCATCTGCGGACTTCGCCGTAGGGATGCGCCTACTCTAGTCAACGATCATCAGCACGCTCTGTAGGCCGATTTCTTGTCGCCACGCTAACACGACGGCGGTCAAACAGTCGGACACCAGACGAGCTCGAGGCCCAAAGGGGTGCATGATGAATACGACGAACCCGATGAGTACGGTAGTACCTGATCCGCCCGGCGGTCAGGCAGAAGCAGAGTCGAGCAGCCAAGTCACGTCGCCACAGATCGAGGCGTCGCCCGACACGACTCCCGCATCGAACGCAAAGGTTCTCACCATCCCGAGCAACGCGATGGCACGGATCAAGCGAGAGGAGCGAGAGAAGGGCAAGAAGGGCGCAACGATCGAACTCGAAGCCCAGGCCAAGCGCCTTGGGTTCTCGTCTGTGGAGGAAATGATGAAGGCAGCAGCGCAGTTCAAGCGGTCGAGCAAGAGTGGGAGTCCCGCGCGGCCTCAAGCGACTGCGTCCGCGCAGCGCCAAGAGTCGAAGCCTGCGGTGGTCGCCCCGGCTCCGCTGGAAGCCCGCCCGCTGGACCGCTCGTTGCGGCGCAGCGAGCGTGACCGGGAGAAGGCGCTCGAGGAGGTGCGGAGACTGAACCGCGCCCGCGCGAACGAGGAGAAGCGTCGGAAGGACGCCGAGCGTCGGCTGTCCGCGATGGAAGCGGAGATGACTCTGCGCACGGCGGCAGTCCGCGCCGGAGTGCAGGACATCGACTACGCGCTCGAGCTTCTCAAGCGCAAGGTCGGCGGCAAGACTGCCGAGGATCTCAAGACGTTCAACGAAGACGATTTCTTCGCCAAGGAACTGCGCTCGTCGCATCCGTACCTGTACGGGATCACGGAGCAGCCCGCGAACACGTCGGCAGGCGGCGCGGTGCGCGAAGCGCCGAAGCCCGCTGTCCGCCCCGCTGTGCAGGCTGCGCCGAGCAACGGCGCTGTCGATGCGAAGTCTCTGACTCCTGCGGAGTATCAGAAGCTCCTGTCGCAGTACGGGATCAAGAATCCGACTCTGGGAATGTAGCCCGCCGCGAGTGTAAGCTCGGGCTGGATTTCTGTTCGAGCTCACGCTACAACCAAGCACGCTGACACTGGCTCAGCATCGAGGAATGAACGATGGCCGACTTCTCAACGATCCTACAGTCACCGCAAGTCCGCGCGGTCGTTCAGAGCAATATGCTCGAGCGCGCTTTCCATGACGCGCTCTTTCCCCGGATGCTGTTCCGGGGTGAGGCGACGCCGGTCGAGTGGCCGCAGAACGTCGGCGACACGATGATCTTCAGTGCGCCGGGGCTCATCCCGGTGGACATGAGGCCGACGGTTCCGGGCACCGATCCGGTCCCGACGACCTACTCGGTCGAACAGTGGCAGGCGCAGATTCAGCAGTACAGCGGATCGATCGACACGCATATGCCCACCAGCATCAGCGCGATCGTCGACCTGTTCATGCGCAACGCGCATCAGCTCGGGATGCAGGCGTCGCAGACGCTCAACCGCAAGGTCCGCAACGTGCTCTATGGCGCGGGCCTCTCGGGGCACACTGTCCTTGACGGCGCGTTCGGTGCGGTGACGACGATCCGCCTCAAGCGCCTCAACGGGTTCACCCGCGCGCGCAACCCGAACACCAGCGGCGCGAGTGTCGTCAAGTTCGATCTCGTGAGCTCGAGCAATCCGCTCGGGATCAAGATTTTCGACAACGCCACGGAGAAGTCGCGCAACATCATCGGGTTCACGCCCGACACTCCTGGTGACGAGTACGGCCCCGGCACGGTCACGATCGACGCGGCTCTCGTGAACGCGCTCGACCGTGCATACGTCCTGTCGGACGACCGCACCTACCTCGTGCGCGTCGGCGGCGGCAACTCGGTCGATTCGGTCGGCAACACCGACCTTCCCACGCTGTCGGACATTCGCTCTGCGATCTCGCACTTCTGGGAGCAGAACGTGCCCGAGCATCCCGATATGCGCTTTCACGCGCATATCGATCCGGTGTCGCAGGCCAAGGTGTTCAACGACAACGAGTTCCAGCGCCTTTTGACGGCACTGCCCGATTACTATATGTATAAGCAGTTCGCCCTCGGCGAGATGCTTTCGACGGTGTTCCTCCGAAACAGCGAGTGCCCGATCCCGAGCACCGTTGTCGGCGGCCTCACGGCGGCCTACGACGCGCGCGATCCATTCGTCGGCGAGCTCTACGCGGGCGGCGTCACGTCGGGTGTCAAGGTTCACCGGATGCTGTTCACGGCGCAGGGCGGCGTGATGGAGTATCACCAGAACCTCGACGCGCTGATCACTGAGGCGGGCATCATGGGCGCAGTCGCCGAGCCCCGCATCGTCAACAACGGCATCGAGATCATGTCCGACCGCATCCAGATGATCATCCGTGGTCCGCTGAATCGGTTGCAGGATCAGGTGGCGACTTCGTGGAAGTTCATCGGCGACTGGCCGGTGCGCTCCGACGCCGCGACTGGCGACGCCTCGCGCTACAAGCGCGCGCTCTGTGTCGAGCACGGCGAGTGATCGCCGCCGCGTGCCTGGCGGCGAAAGCCATCGGGCGCGCACCGTCTCTGTGGTCCGCCTCTAGGCATTGAGGCCCGCCACGAGTCGGGAGCCCTGTTTCAGATTTCGGTCTGGAACCTCGCCAAGCTCCCGATGTTCCCCTGTAGGAAGGCCGTTACTTCGGTAACAAGGTAGTGATTGCTTCGGCATGATCCACTGATGGCCTTCTGTAACGGGGTTCGCAAACCTGAGTGACCCCCTTAGCTGGGCTGATCTCTAGTACCGCGACCCTGTTTCGGCGGCATGATACGGTCCTTCGCAGGAACACGATCAAGGGCATCACGTCTTCACGTTTCTTCGGACTCGCGCTGACTGGCCTGTGGAGTGAACTTCGATCCCTGCTCATCGAGCTTCGTCGGCTCGTGAATCCAGACGTAAACACGCAGATCCGATTGCTGTTCGCCACGCTGCTACTTCTTCAACGACGGAGGATCAGATGAGCTCTAAAGACCCGCTCGCTGCGCACAAGGTTCCGGCTGCCGTTTCCCCCCTCGACACCGGGGCTGCGGACGCGCTGAGTGAGTCGCAGAGCTCATCTGATCCTCCGTCCGTGCTTGTGCCAGACAAGGCAGGCAAACAGAAGTCGGCGAAGCCGCCTGTCGAGCCGCCCCTGGCTGTCCCGCCCGCGCCTGCGCCGCTGGCCGTTTACGAAGTGCTGACGCAGTGCACGGTGTCGTGGGGCGGGCAGACGCTCACGCTCAAGCCGGGCAAGCTGTTCTCGGAAGCGTCGCACGGGCCGAACATCGAGCAGCGCATGGCCGACGCAGGCGTCGAGTTCCGCAAGGTGGTAGGGTAACGCAGGAGCCTAGATGCTGACCGACTCTGAGAGGGAACGCTGTCGGTATCATCTCGGGTACATGGAAACGTCGTTCGCGGCGTCGCTCCAGTTCGGTATCCCGCGCCCGGTGCAGACGGTCTTTCTTCTCGAGCAGGCACTCGGGCTGTTGAACAACGCCGACGCGGTTGACCGCGTGCGGCGTGTTCTGTTCACGCTCGATGACATCGAGGAGAAGCTGCGCAACGCGACCTGTGTACTGGTCGCGGAGAAGCTCGGCGACATCACGCTGCGCGGCGCAGACAACGGGAACACCTACCCCGATCTGCTCGAGCGTGAGTACGTCCGATGGGCGAAGCGCCTCGCCGACATTCTCGGTGTGCCGCTGTACGCCTACTCCGATCGATTCAAGAGCAAGGGCGGCACGGGCAACCTAACCGTGCGTGGGTGATCGTGTGGCCTGCTGCTCATCGTGCGGGTTCTCGGCCTGCCGCTGCGGGCACCAGCAGTTCACGTCTCTCGGGACGTTGGATGTTCGGCGCACGCTAGTCCGCTCGCTAGTCCCTGCCGTTGATCAGATTCGTGACCTGTATACCTGCCTGGGCGCGCGGGTGTACGAAGTCGCGTTGATCCGTACACGCTGGACAGGCGGGGAGCGTGGCGTCGGTGTCGAGGAAGTCACCAGCGATGTCGCTGTTCTGCCGACTCCGAAGATCAGCGATCTCAGTGGATTGCAGGCGCAGAACTACTCTGTCGGTATGCTCGAGGTCGGCACGCTCACGGTCAGCGAGATCAGCCCGCGCTATAGCGAGGATGAGCTTGTCGGCAACTACGCGGGCGGCGCAGCCATCCCGCTCGATGAGAACTTCTACTGGGAGGTGCGCAGTCAGGCATCGCCCGGTGAGATGGGTGAGCGCCGCCGGTTTACCTGTGTGTCCGCTCCCGGCCTCGATCCGCTGCGGTTTCAGTGGACGATTCATCTTGTTCGTGCGCAACAGGATCGCTCGCGGTCTGGGGAGCCACGAGGATGAGCGACATCGTCGAGATTCGGAAGAATATCAACCTCGCCCGGTTTGGGCTGAGCGAGAAGCAGTTTGCTCGGCTGCTGCCTGCGACAGTCGACAAGATGCTGGCGACTGCGGCCAAGGCCACAGTCGCCATGCTCAAGACCACAGCGCGGCGCAAGAAGATCGTGGCGTTCGGAAAGTACGTTCGCGGCTGGCAGCTTCGCAAGGCCGGAGTTCGGACGTACCACGTCTTCAACGACGTGCCCTACGCGAAGTGGGCAGAGGCGGGGCGCGGGCCGGGCAAACGCCCGCCGATCGAAGGGCTGAAGGCATGGGCGCAGTTGAAGCTCGGCAACGCCAACGCCGCCTGGGGAATCGCCACGAACATCGCCAAGCGCGGCACGGTGGCGCGCAATCGTTTCGTGTCATCGGGCTCTGCATCCGACGCGAAGATCCGCAAGATCATTCGTGACGGGGCGCGGAAGATTCTCGGCGCAGCCATGAAGAAGGCGTTTTGATGCGCTACGCGGACACCGACAGTGCGCAGACACCGCCACCGCAGCGCGGCACGCAACTAGTCCAGCGCGCCGACATTCGGCAGGAGTTCACCGATCATCGGGAAACCGACGCGCGGACTGCGCTCACGCGCGGGCTCGCGGAGTACCTCGAGTCGCTCAGCATCGAGTGGATCGGTGGGAGGCAGAGCCGCTTTCTCGCCGTGCTTCAGACGTGGTCTGAGCCCGAGATGGTCGCAGTCTTTCCGAGCGCCGTTGTCTACGCGACCGACGCAGGGCAGTACGAGGACGCGACTCTGACACCGAAGACGATCAAGCTGGCGGGGAGTGGCCGGTTCCTGCGCGAGATCGCCGAGGTCAAGCTCGAGCTCACGGTCGAAGTCTGGGCGACTGATCCTGTCGAGCGAATGGCGCTCGCCGCCATGCTCGAGGACGCGCTTGATCCGCACGAGTGGATGAGCGGGCTGCGTCTGCGCCTGCCGCACTATCACGGCAGTCATGCTACCTACGAGAAGACGGGACTCCGTTACGAGGACTCGACCGACGACTCGCAGAAGCGTTGGCGAAAAGCGATCTTCGCAGTCACGGGGAACATCACGCAGCTTCGCCGCGCGGGTGTTCTGCCGATGCTTGATCTGCGCATCGGGTCGTCGGTCGATGATGATCTCGTGATCGTCCATTCAGTCGTCGCATCGGCGGGACCGCGAGTGGTTGTCGTGTACGAGCCTGGCCCGGCTGGTATGTCGGGTCGTGACGGGCGGGACGGATCGGGCTCTGCGTTCACGCACGTTCAGGCGGTGCCCGCACTCGTCTGGACGATCAATCATAACCTGGGCTACTTCCCGAGCATCGAAGTCTGGGACTCGCTCGGACGCGAGGTTGAGGCCGACGTGCTCAACGTCACGATCACGCAAGCGACGGTGACGTTCCTCGCCGCAAGTACCGGCTCTGCGAGGTGTGTGTGAGTCGCCCGATCAAGACGAATCTCGACTTCGAGAACGTCGCCAAGAATATCAATCTGCCAGATCCTAGTGATCCGCAGGACGCGGCGACGAAGAACTACGTCGACACGCACGCAGGCGTCGCAGGTGCGGGTGTTCCTGGGCCACAGGGCGAGGACGGCGCAGACGGGGAGATGGGACCGCCTGGTGTTGCGGGCGCGCAGGGAGTCCAGGGAATCGCCGGGGTCGCTGGCGCGATCGGACCTCGAGGCGCACCGGGCGAGGACGGGATTGACGGACTCGACGGGCAGCCCGGAATCGCAGGCGCGCAAGGTCCGCAGGGCACCGCAGGGACCGCTGGCGCAGCGGGGCGCGACGGTGCGCCCGGTGTCGACGGGCTGGACGGGTACGACGGGTTTCCCGGCCCCGCTGGTGCACAGGGACCGCAAGGAATCCAAGGCACCGCTGGATCGACGGGCGCGCAAGGTCCGGTTGGGTTCAACGGACTCGACGGGAACGACGGCGAGGACGGCGCGCTCGGCCCGCCCGGTGTCGCAGGTGCGCAGGGCACGGCGGGTGTAGCGGGTTCCGCAGGCGCAGTCGGATCGCCGGGGCAGGATGGAACTGACGGGCTCGACGGCGACATCGGCCCGCCTGGTCCGCAGGGGATTCAAGGACTCGCGGGTTCGCCAGGTTCGCCAGGCACGGCGGGTGTCGCCGGGCCGCCTGGCTTCGACGGGCTGGATGGCGAGGAGGGACCGCTCGGGGCACCGGGGCCAGTCGGCCCGACTGGTGCTGCGGGCGCTCTCGGCGCTACTGGTCGAGCGGGGCTGGACGGGATTGACGGCGACGAGGGTTGGCCTGGACCGCCGGGAGTCGCCGGAGCAGCGGGCAGCGCAGGAGTCGCAGGCGCAGCGGGACCGCCCGGCCCTGTAGGGTTCGACGGCATCGATGGCGACGATGGTGTGCCGGGGCCGCCCGGAGCCCGAGGCGTCGATGGCGCTGCGGGCACGACAGGCGCGCAGGGACCAGCAGGTTACGGCCCGGCTGGGTGGGATGGAGCCGACGGCGAAGATGGTGTCGGGATGCCTGGTCCCGCTGGGCCGCAGGGACCGGCAGGTTCGGGCGGTGCGAACACCGGCACCACGACTGTCGACTTTGGCGCGTTTCCTGGCTGCTCCGATGCCACCGTCACTGTCGCAGCGGCAGGGATCACTGCGTCATCAGTCGCGCTCGCGTGGATACTCGCAGCCGACACTGCCGAGCACCCTGCTGATGAGCACCTCGTCGAGTCCATCGAAGTCCGCGTCGGGCTCGTGATTGCGGGTGTCGGATTCACGATCTGCGCGCACAATACGTCCCAGATTTCCGAGCCGCTCGAGACGGTCGGACCCGGCAAGTTTCAACCGACTCCTATCATCGCGCGTGGTTTCGTTTTCCCGAGCCGCGGTGGGCAAGGTACGATGCTCTACGGTAAGTGGAACGTAGGATGGATGTGGGCATGACTTCACAACTCGATCACAAGGCGGGACTCGAACGGCAACTGGCGCGCACAGGCGGGCAGGTTCCGCCGATGCCCGATGGCGCGAAGCTCGACTATTTCGCGGCGCTCGAGCTCGCGCAGGCGATGGAGTCTGAGATCAACCGCGCGATGGCGGGCGGGCTGTCGAAGCTCCGGCTCGACATGGACTTCGGTGACGCGCAGAAGTTGGCATCCTACCTTCGCCGCGCTGTGCTGATGGGAGTGTGATCGAGATGGCGACTCAGATATTCGCAAGCGCAGATCGGGACGCTGTTCACGCCGAGCAAGCTCGCGTGATCGCTGATGGCAGCTATCCGCACGCCGAGTGCCGCGAGCCCGGCATCGATGGACTTCACACGCTCTGGGACGGGGCCGACGAGCGGGTGACTCCTGCCGCGCCCGTAACTACTCCCGAGGTCAACTTGTCCACGCTCGACGACACCACGCTTGCACGCCTCGCTGCGATGATCGCCGCGCAGATGAAGGGTGGGTGAGCGATGGCGATTCAAGTTCAGGGATTCAGCGGCGTCGTGGCCGAGGTCGGTGGCACCGGCTTCCGCGCGCTCACCGTTTCGCAGAAGCCTCTCGAGTACGGCGCGCTTGGCATTTACAAGAAGTCGTTTCTCTCAGGCACCATCGCGGCGGGCTTGGCCGCAGGCTCGGAGATCGGCCAGTGGCGCTGGGGTGACGCGACTCGCCTCGGTGTTCTTCAGAAGATCACGATCGATGGCGTTTCCGGCTCGGCGACCGCGTTCGCGGCGGGATTCGGGAAGATCGATCTCGTTCCTGCGCGTTCGTTCAGCGCATCGGGCACGGGCGGCACCGCAGGCACACTGACCGGCAACAACGGCAAGATGCGAACTTCGATGGGCACGATGCTGCTTACCGACGCTCGGTTCATCACGACTGCCGCGCTCGGCGCAGGTACGAAGACGCTCGACACCGACCCGATCGCCATCATCAGCCTGTCGTTCGGTATCCTCGTCAGCGTCCAGTATCTCAATCCGACGATCCTACTCGGTGAGGACATAGGACCGCTGATGCCCTTCGTCGCAGCGCAGAACGAAGGTGTGGCGATGCGTGCTACGGTTCCTGCCACCGGCACCTGGCAGACGGGCGCTTCGTTCACCTGGGCCGAAGTCACTTCGTACTGATCTGTCTCATCATAGGAGTTCACCATGCCGAGTAACAAGGCTTTCCGTTTCGGTCCCGTCGCGCTCACGAACACGCTCACGACGAACATTCTCAATCCGGCGGTCGGATCGGGCGGTGTCAACGCAGGCACGGCTTCGCAGTACATCTTGCTGCGGCATATCCGCGTCGTGAACAAGACGGCAGGCGCAGTGACGTGTTCGTTCTGGCTCGGCGCGACCGGCGGCAACGTGGCGGGCACCGAAGTCATCGGACAGGCGCTCAGCGTGCCCGCGAACAGCTACGTCGATTGGTACGGCTCGCTGCGCCTCGACGCGGCGGATTTCCTCGTCGGCGGCGCGAGCGCGCTCACGTCGCTGTCGATCCAAGGTGAGGGCGAAGTCGGCGTCGCCTGACGCCTAGCAGGACCGTGGCTTCAACAGATTCGATGGTGTAGCATCGGCCTGCATTTAGGAGACGAGACATGGCTGGATTCATTCGTCGGTACGGTTCATTTCCCGGCACCGAAGTCGTCACGCAGATCGAGGGTGTCGTCCTCGTGGATATGCCGCCGCCTGGATCGATCCAGGGTGTCGGGTCGGGCGTGGTGTGCATGGTGGGTGAGTTCGCCAACTGCACCTTCGCAACCACGGTCGGGACCACTGGCGACATCACGGCCAAGATCCGCCCCGTCGAAGTCTTCTCTGCGCAGGATATGATCAACAAGGTCGGCGGATTCGACGAAACGATCGGCGAGTTCGGTGGCGATCTCGGCAACGGGTTCGCTGCGCTGCGCAACAAGAAGTTCAGCCGCCTTGTCGTGGCCCCTGTCAATCTCGCCAGTCCGCAGGGCTGGCGGTGCTGGCGGGAACTCCCGCTCTGCACCTCGCAGACGAACACGAACCCCGTCGTGCCTGTCCAGGGTGGGACGGTCGCCGCTGGCCGCGAGTTCCGCAGCGGCGTAGGCCGCGTGCGCAACGCAGCCCGCGTGGAGTTCACGGCGCGCGAGCCGATCACGACTGGTGTCGGCGGCACGATCGCAATCGCCGCAGGCGCCGTAGTCCAGAACTTCACGGGGCTTGCCGACTGGTCGTTGATCGACCGTGGTGACGGCACGCTTGGCGCGCGCAAGGGCGACATCCTCGTGCTCGGCAATAACAACGCCGGAGCCGTGCAGCCGCTTCCGACGACCTCACTCGGCGGCGGAACGTACCGTGTCGCCACCACGCCGGGCGCGGGAACCACGATCAGTCTCGAGCGCCTCGACGGTGCTTCGTTCATCTGGGTTGCGGCGGCGGGCACTGTGCCGTGGCGTCTGCACCATTCGACGGACGCGGACTCTGCGCCTGAGCGCGTCATCGGGAGTTCGGTTCCTGGCGGCTACGCTGGCGCAGACGCGGGCGGCGCAGTTGTCCCGCTTCGCCCGATCACGAGCGCGACTGGCACGCAGGTCGATGGGACGTACACCGCGCGCACGCTGCTCGCGCCCGCCGTCGTTCCGGCTGCCGTGACCGGCGACTCGTGCGGTGCGCTCTCTGGCCTCGCAGGACAGACGCACCCGACGGTCGCCACGAACTACGCGACGTTGATCCAAGGGGTCAACAAGGCCAGCGACGCCACCATCGACGCCCTGTACGCCGCCGCCATCGACGCCTGTATCAGCGAAGATGATCCGGTTCGTGACATCAATATCATGGTCGCCGCGCGCAAGAGCGCGACGATCCGCGCCAAGCTGAAGTCGCACGTTCTCGCTGCGTCGGAAGTTGGGTCGGGCCGAATCGCAGTCATCGCGCCGAATCTCGATGCGACGACGTTCAGCACGATCATCGGCAGCACGACGCCCGGTGTCGGCGCGCAGCGCAACGAGCGCGTGTTCTACTCCTGGCCGGGTGTGCAGCACTCGGTTCCCGAAGCTGTCGGGTTCCTGCTCGGCACTGCGCTCGGCACGTTCACTGCTGACGGTCTACTCGACGACAGCATGGATCACTGGCTGGCGAGTCTGCTCTCGAACCTTGCGCCCGAGCGCAATCCTGGGCAGGCGGCGTCGCCCGTGCCGTCGGTCTTCGCGCCGATCCTCGGGTTCCAGCGCGGCGTGTCGGGGCTCGGGATCAACGAGTACACCGCGCTGCGCAGGCAGGGTGTCGCCGCGATTCGCATGGACCGCACCGCTGGCCCGATCATTCAGTCGGGAGTGACGACCTCGCTCATTAGCGGGGAGAAGAACATCAATCGTCGCCGGATGGCGGATTTCATCGAGGACAGTCTCGCGCAGCGACTCGTGCAGTTCTCGAAGCTGCCGCTGACGAATCAACTGAAGGACGGCGCTGTGGGTGAGACGGACGCGTTCCTCTCGAGCCTGCTGTCGACGAACAATCCCGCTGCGCAGCGCATCACCGATTACCAGATCGATGACAAGGGCGGGAACACGCCGGAGATGGAAGCGCAAGGGATCTTCGTGATCATCACGCGCGTTCGCACGACGCCGACTGCGGATTTCATCGTGGTGCAGAGTGAGATCGGTGAGGGCGTAGTCACCACTGCTTGAAGCGGTGGGGAGTCTGCGGTAGAGTTCTGACTCACGAGCGAGCCGCCTCGCTCAAGCGACCGCACCTCCCGTCGGGGAGGGATAGGGTCCGCGCAGCGAGCTACGGCTTGCCTGTCGCGGACCTTTCTTCTTTCGGAGGTAACAGTGGCCCAACGGATCAAAGGTCAGGAAGTCGAAGTGCTCATCGTTGTCGACGGTGTGCCGCAGACATCGCTGTTCGACATCAAGAGTTTTCAGATCGCTTTCAAGCAAGAGATCAAGACTGAGGGCTATCTCGGCGAGACGAGCGACCGTCGTGACTCGATCTTCTCGGGAGTCAGCGGGAGCTTCGAGGCGCACGTCGAGACGGCAGAGTTCTTCACGTTCTATCAGGCCGTGATCGACAAGGCGCGACGCCGCACGCCGGGAACGCAGGTCAACATCAAAGCGACGCTGAACTTCCCGAACGGCGACCGCCCGCGCGTGCTCATTCCCGACGTGGAGTTCGGGGAGCTTCCGCTCAACTTCGGCAGTCGGTCGGACTACGGCTCTGTCTCGATTTCTTTCGAGGCGATGGAAGCCAGCATCCTCGCCTGATCGCAGGCTAGGTCAACATCAGAAGGAGGGACACCATGATCGCAGAACAGATGGCAGAGCGGGCTGCAAAGCTCCGAGATCGCGTCGTGCATATCTTCAAGATTCCCGAGGCCATCGCCGCGCACGGAGTCAAGGAGATCGGGCTCGTCGAACTCACGATGGAGGAGGAGCTACTCGCAACGAAGCGCGCACGCGGAGACGCCGTGCGCCTCGCCTACGAGTACAGCAAGGAATGTCTCCGACTGGTCGATGGGCAGGTTGTCCGCACCGCCGACGGGTCCGCTGACCGTGTGTGGGCGACTCTGCACCCGAAGGTCCGCCAACTGGTGATGCGCGGGTACGGCCTGCTGCATCAGCCGCAAGGAGACGAGGACGCTGCTTTTCTGGAGAGCCACGAAGCTCGAGTCGGCTGACCTTCGGACACCTCGCTGTCGCGCTCGGCAACGTAGGTGATCATCGGCAGCAGCTTCTCAAGCTCGTGGCCTTTCTCGGAAGGTACGGACACCAGCCCGCAGACGTAGTGATGCGCCTGCCGATCTCCGACGCCGTCACGCTCGCGGAGCAAGTCGGCCAACTGATCCAAGACGAGAGCGACGCGATGCGCTCTCGACAAGAGACGGACGGGATCTGACCGATGGCGATTCAAGAGGAAGTCAAGTACAAGTTCTCCGAACAGGGAGTCTCTCAACTCGCCTCTGCCTTCTCGGGCATGACTGGCGTGGTTGGGAGACTCACCAGCATGATCAATCCGATGGCGCTGGCGATGACTGCTATCGGAGCAGGCGGCGCGCTCGCGGGCATCGTTCAGACTGGATCGAAGTACGAAGACCTGCGTATCCAGATGGCGCAGACCATGAGGTTCATGGGGCGCGGAGGCGCGAACTTCAACGAGGCACTTCAGTCCGCCGACGCAACGATGGACGCGATCAACACCGCTGCCGCCGCGTTGCCTGGTGAAGCCGAGGACTATCAGACTTCGTTGCAGATGGCGGGCGCGGACGTGATGCGCGCGACGGGCAGTTACCGGGTGTCGTTCGACCTGATCAAGAACATGACCGCAATCGGTGCGTCGCTCGGGCGCAACAGCATGGAGACGGCGCAACAGCTCACGCGCGCTGTCAACACGCAGCGCGGTATGCTCGAGATGGGCAACGACTACACGATGCAACTGTTGAACTCGATGAAGCAGTTGCCGGGGCTGTCGTCTGTGACTGCCGACACATTCAACAAGATGAAGCTCGAGAAACGTGTCGAGATCATGCAGGCACTCGTCGGTCAGTACGGCGATATGATCCACGCATCGTCGAATACATGGTCGGCAGTCTCGGGCGCGTTCGCGTCCATCGTAGCGAAGATTTCCCGCCTCTCGACCGCCAAGATATTCGACGGTGTGCGCAACGCGCTCAACACCGTGAACTCGTTGTTCGCTGACGCGGACGGCAACCTGACCACGTTCTCGACGACGCTGATCAACATCGGTGGGACTATCGGGACGGTGCTCGGCGGGGCGCTCGAGTCGATCGCTACCGCGTTGAAGGAGCTCACTTCGCACACGACGGCGTGGCTGCACTCGCTCGCTAACAGCCCCGTTGTGGCGATGCTGGATCGAATCGGCGGCGCAGCGGTCAAGCTGGGTGAGGGGCTCGCTGCGCGGCACGGCGGCGCGGGGCTTGTCGGGACCGCCGCCAGCACCGTCGGCGCAGGCGTCGCGGTCAGCGGGCTCGCGTCAGCAGAGCTCGCCATCTTTGGGCCGCTCGGCGCGGTGCTCATTCCGCTGACGATGGGTTTCGCTAACTTTCTCACGAACACCGAAGCGGTGAGTGCAACGCTGGCGCAGATGTCGCAGATGGTGACACCGCTCATCTCGTTCATCGGTGCGGCTGTCGGCGCGTTCTCATCGCTCGGCAACCTGCTCGGCGGGTTCATCTCGGGTGTCATGCCCGGACTGATGGGCGGCGTATCGGCGGTAGCGACCGCGCTGCTCAACTTCTACGCCTATGCGATGACGATCGTGGATCGCATATCGTCTACGCTCAGCCCCGGACTGGCGATGCTTGGGCGCGGGATCGGATCGGTTGTCCACGGTATCGGGTCGATCCTCGCGCCTGTCATTCGACTCGTCGGTGGGCTGTTCCTCGGGATCTATGACATCGGAACGCGGCTTCTCATGCCTGTGATCAACGCGCTCATCGGCGGGTTCGGAATGATCATGGATGCCCTTGGGCAGTTCATGGTGTTCATCGGCGACCTGTTGGGGCGCGCTGCTACTGCGATGACACCGTGGATGGCTGGCGGCGCACCGGAGTCCGAGTCAACGCGGTCGATGCGCGCCATGCTCGACGGCTTCACGGCGAGTCTCGAAGGTGCGGGCGGCGCAGCCATCGGCGACAGCGTAGCGGCGGGCGCGGCAGCGCGCCCGACTCCTGGCGGGCGTGGCGGGGGAGTCACGCAGGACTTCCGCAACAGCCGGTTCTCGATTCAACAGAAGTTCGAGGAAGGCTTCGATCCCGATCGCATCGCAGCAGCCTTTGCCACCGACCTCGGTAGGTTGGGTGAGCGTCGTCTACAATCCGGCCTCGAGCCGATATTCGGAGTCCGCTGATGTCGTGGACTACTGCGCAAGCGCCCGCCGGGGCGTTCGTCATCGAGGAGACGACGGGGCAGAAACGCAAGCTGCGCCTTGTCGGGCGCGGGCTACCGTATCGCCCGTTCACGCTCACCACGAAGCAGCGTGTTGAGATCAACTGGTATCCCGGCAATCCGATCGCCACGTCAACCATACTCGGCGCGACCGAGGAACCGACCACGATTCACGGCGCGTGGAAGGACAAGTTCATTTCGTCGGAGGGCGCGAGCATTGAGTCGCTCGCGTCTGGTGCAGTCTACCCGATCACGCTCGATGACATTCCTATCGGGACAGTCCGCGAGGCTGTGACGATCGTCGATGACATTGTGCGCGCGGGACAGATGCTCCAAGTGACGTGGGATGAGCAGGTTCGGCATGGGCATATCACCGAGTTCGAGAAGTCTTGGCAGAACTTTCACGATCTCGACTGGACTCTAGGGTTCTCGTGGATCTCTCGCGGGCAGGCAGTCGTGCCCGCCGTTGTCGAGCAGGAGAGTCCGCGTCGTGCCGCGTCAGCGATCTCCGCTGCGAACGAGGACTTGCGCGACGCGGTGAACGAGCTCGCCATCCCGACGAGCCCCGAGTTTCAGTTCGATCTGCTCTCGCTGCTCGACACCATCGACGGGCTAGTGAACGAGGTGCTCAGTGCGGTGGCGACTGGCGTCAAGCTCGTCAACACGCCCTTCGCAGTCATCGCGCGGATCACGAGTCTCTGCACGCGCGTCATCGGAGCCGCCGAAGACTTGATCGATTTCGCAACGTCGCAAGTCGATGGGGCGTTCGATTTCGTCACGCCGCTTGCGAACCAGAGCTTTCAGAAACGCCTGGCCGACGGGTGGTACTTCCGCCGCATCATGCAGAACTCGCGCAAGCTACAGCGGGTGGCTGTCGCGCGCCGCGCGCAGTTCCTCAAGCAGATCGACAGTGATCTGCTCGCAGTCTACACGGCGAAGATGGGTGATGATCTTCGCACCGTCAGCCAGTTGTACTACGGCTCGCCGTTCGACTGGCGTCCGCTGATGATCTTCAACGACCTTAGTGGACCGCAGTTGTCCGCCGGGCAGGTAGTGATGGTGCCTCGGCAGTCTGGCCCGCAGCGTGAGCCGCACGCAGGCTCGGTAGGGTTCTGATGAGCGGCGCGTACCGCCCGTCCTGCGTGGTGAACCTACGCCTCGTGTTCGACGAGTCGTTGCACGTTCGCACGCTCGGCCCGCCGCTGCCCACGACGGGTGTGCCCGACGTGGCAGTTGGGCCTGTCCCGCTCATCGCACCGCAGCATGACGCTGCCGGGCATCCGACTGCGTCGTTCATCCTCGGGCGAGTTCCGATCAAGGCGAACATCGAACTGCCCGGCTACAGACAGGCGGGGCAGTTCTCGTTTGATCTGCCCTTCCGTGATCTGCCGATCGACCCACGCACCGTTCGCGCCGCTGCCGTGGACGTACACCTCGGGGCGATCTCCGATGATGACTTCGCGGAAGGGATGGTTGGGCCAGCAGTCGACGGCTGGCGTCCTTCGATCCTGCGGACTCGCACTGCGGACAACGAGCCGAACCCCGACACGCTGTTGATGGTCGGCACTGTGGATGAGTGGAACGTCCAGCACGACGACAGCAGTTCTATCGTGTCGATCAAGGGCCGCGATATGCGCGGCATCCTACTGGACACGCCGTTGACGAACGATCCCAAGCTCGCCGCAAGCATCATGGAAGGTTTGGACTTGAGCCTCCCGATCGACACGCTCATCGGCACGCTGCTCGCCGTCAATCCGCTGTTCAGCGATTTCGTGATCCGCGTCAATCCTGCGGAGTGGCCGAACGGAATCATCCCGGCAGTTGGCGCGACGGCGACGGTTCCTCGCCACCGACAGGGCGCTCGAGGACGGCGCACGGGCGGGAGAGCGACACCGCCATCGGCAGGCGGCACAGTCAACTTCTGGGATATGATCGTTCGGCTCTGCTACCTAGTCGCAGCAGTGCCGTACTTTCAGGGGCTCGATCTTCGGATTCGCCCGCAGCGCACCATCTATGATCAGCAAGACGCTGGCAATCCCATGAACCCGGCACCATTCGCGGGTGGGGCTGTTCGCGCGCACGATGTTGAGGCGGGCACTCCGATCACACCGCCGCTCGCGTATCGGCGGCTCGCGTATGGGCGCGATGTCAAGTCGATCAGCTTCGACCGAAAGATGGCCGGGCTTGCTAAGCCGCAGACTGTCGTGGCGCGTTCGATCGACTCGAACTCCGACTCGCGCGGAGATCGCAGGATGCTCGAGGGGAGATGGCCGCCCAAAGACGACACGGCTGCGCGCAGGCAGACGGCATCGGCAACGAAGCCCGACACGCAGGAGAGCATCCTGCCGCTGTTCTTCCCCGGCACGAACAGTGTCGAGCGGCTCACCGAACTTGCGCATGGCGCATACGAGGAGATTGCACGCCGCGAGATCGGCGGCCAGTGCAGCACGAAGAACCTGGCGAGCTTCGGTGGAGATAACACCGACCCCGATCTGCTTCGACTCAAGCCCGGCGATGGTGTCGAGTTCCTCGTGGACACGACGAACATGACGATCCAAACGCCGCTGATCTCCGCGTTGACGGACCATCTTCGCAACGGCTTCGAGGAGCAGGTTGCTTTGATCGCGGCGCGCATCGGCGACGAGAATCTAGCGCGCGTCATCGTGGCGACAAGTCGTGGCGCGATCCAAGAGATACCTGCGTTCTTCCGTGTGCAGAATGTCAAGTTTACATGGTCGTGTGACGCCGGGATCGGTATCGACTTCGACTTTCAGAACTACGTTATCCCGATCTTCGGCACTGCGCCGCAGGCTGCGACGGCGACAGGCGCGGCGTCTACGTCGGGTGCGAACCCGCGACGGCGGCGGCGTGTCGTGACGGTCTACTCGGGCGGGACTGTGCAGGCGCTTGAACCGATCTCGATCACGGGTGTACGGCTCTCGCCCGGAGAGACGGAGTGGGCACCAGCGCATCGCACACCGCCAGCGATCGGGATACTAGGTGGGCCGTTCGGCCCGAGACGAGGGAGCCGCTGATGTCCGTGCGTGGTTCAACAGACGTGGGCGCACTCTCGAGCGCAGTCTCGCGCCCCGGCATCGACCCGCGCGTGTGGCTCACGCTCGCAGTCGTCACGGAACTCGGGTTCGATGAGGCGCACGGGGCGTTCGCTGACGTGACGTTCCAGCCTTCAGGCGTCACCGAGACGTGTCTCATCGGGTCCAACTACGCGGGTGCGGAGTTCGGCGACTGGTGTGGGCTCGAGCTCAACGATACCGTGCTTGTCGCTGTGCCTGACGGGGACGCCGCTGGCGGTCCTTGGGTTGTGAGTCGTGCGTGGAACGCGGGCGACAAGCCCTACGCCGAGATGCGCTCTGCCACCGACACCGAAGCACCGACTGCCGATCGCATCCTGCGCGTCAAGCCAGGGCAGAAGTTCAAGCTGCGCACCTCGGGCGGTGGCGATGGTGTCGACGTGAAGGTGGAGGGCGACGGCTCTTACGTCATCGAGATCGCTGGCGCAGGGAATGTCTATCTCGGCAGCGGTGCTACGATGCAGCCGCTCATGGACGGTGTGGTGGTGGCGCAGGGAATCGACCCATTTACGGGTCTGACGTACGGAGCTCTCGGGAACGCGAGCTCTCGAGTGATGGCGAGGAAAACCTGATGGCGATGAATGGTATCCTGCTCGGCGAGCAGATTCTCGCCGCGATCGACTCTGCTGTGGCAGGCTCACAAGCTGCATCGCCAGAGCAGCGTACCGCGATCTGGCACGCAATCGGGAACGCGATCGTCGCGCATATCACGCTAACCGCGCAGGTCACGGTCACGGTCGCCAGTGTGTCGCTTGTCTCGCCCGGCATCGGTGTCTCGGGACCGGGCGCAGGCATCGGAGTCATCGTCTGATGGGCTGGGGAACCGGAGCGTGGGGCTCGAGCGCGTGGGGGTTCAGTGTCCCTGCCGAGCTCTCGATGACGCGCGCCTACGCCACCAGCGCGCGCGGTGTGCGTGTCGTGCTGTCGCGGTCAGTCGCTCTGGCGATAGCGCAAGATCCGACGACGTGGACGGTCACTCGCGCGGACGGGTCAACCGTGCTCGTCGAAGCGGCGATGGTTGTCAGCCTCGGTGACGAGGTCGAACTGTTCCTGATGAGCAAGCTGCCCGCGTACCCCGAGACGCTCACAGTCTCCGCGCCGTTCCTCCGCGCACTCGACGGCAGGCTGATCAGCCTACCAGTCAGCGCCACCTTCTCGGGTGTGTTCTACCAGACACCGCAGCAGAGCGCGCAGACGATCGACATCAGCAATCCGCCGTTCGGCAACGAGACGGCGGCAGCCGGAACGATCCACGTCGGGAGCAGTGGCGACTACGAGGAAGTCAGCGGCGCGGACCTTCTGCGCAAGCTGATCTTCCGGCGACTGATGAGCGCGCGTGGGGAGTTCTTTCACCTGCCGAACTACGGCATCGGGCTCAAGCTCAAAGAGCCGATGCGAACTCCTGATCTCGTCAAGCTGCGAACCGAGATCCAGATGCAGACACTCAACGAGCCGGAAGTCGATTCCGCAACCGTCGGCATCGCGATGGCGACGAGCGGCGTGCTAACTGTTACCGTTCGCGCAATCCTGACGAAGACACAAGCGGCTGTGACTGTGAGCTTCGAGCTCCCGACAACGCTCGTCAATCTCTGAGGTTCTCGTGGCTGATCTTCCGACGTTCCAAGACTTCTTTCGGATCGCACGCGATGAGATCCTCGCCAGGAACTCGCGCCTGACTCTCGAGGTGATCGAGCGCCCAGGCAGCGACGCGAACGTGATGGTCGCTGCGGGCGCGGCGATGGCTGACGAGGTCACGGGGCAACTCACGCGCGTAGCAGCGGGGCTGTTCCTCGACTCCGCTCGAGGAGATCAGCTCGACCGGCTCGTGTTCGACCGGCTCAATATGCCGCGCAAGTCTGCGTCGCCTTCGTTCGGATCAGTGGCGTTCCGAACAACCGTGCCCGCAGCCGCAGCGTTCGCTATCCCGAAGGGAGCCAAGCTCTCGACGCCGGATGGAAAGCAGTTCGTCACCACGCAATCCGCCACGTTTGCCTATGGCGCGACCGGCCCGGTTTACGCTGCCGTGCAGTCGGTACTCGCGGGCGCGAGCCAGCAAGCCGCCATCGGCACGATCACGTCACTGCGCGACACCATCACGGGCGCTCCTGCCGATCTCACTGTGACGAATCTCACGGCGACTGCGGGCGGCGCAGATGAGGAGGGCGACGACAACTATCGTGCGCGCGCTCGGCTGTTCTTCGGGTCGGTGCGGCGTGGGACGGCGGCGGCAGTTCGCTCGGCTGCGCTCGAGTCCAACGGTGTCCAGTCTGCGCAGACCTTCGAGTATGTCGATGCCTTTGGGCGGCCTGTGAAGGCGGCGCAGCTTGTGATCTCCGATCCGTTCACGAGCGATCTGGTGAACGTCACGCCGACGCCTGCCACCTATCAGGCGCAGAGTCAGCTTCTCGCGGCGCAGGTGTTCAGCAATCTTAGCGACACGCGCCCGATCGGGATCTATATCGACGTGATGGTTGCGCAGGTTGTGATGCAGCCTGTGATCCTCGGCCTGTCGTTCCAAGCCGGAGTCGACGCGGACTCGGTCGCACTTCAGGCGCGCAGCCGCGTCGTGCAGATTGTCAACGCGCTGTCGCCTGGCGAAGCTCTTACGACGGCGGCGATCATCGCTGGATTGCAGGTCGTGCCTGGCCTGATCGTCGGAGGCGGGGAAGTGCTCTCGCCGCCCGGCGATGTCCTGGCCGAGACGCTGCAAGTTCTGCGCACCTCGCTCGGGATGGTTGTCGCGTCTACCATGCAGCCTGACCGCGCGCTCCAAGGCTCCGCGAACCCGGATGGTGTCTGATGGCTGATCGATTCCTAACGAACTATGCGCCAGCCCAGACCCATGCCTGGTGGGCCATCTGGAAGCTCGGCACGGAGCTGATGGCCGCGGGTTACGAGCTCAAAGCGTGCGGCGACGGAGTCAGCTTTGCCGGGTCGTCTGTCGGCTCGATCACGCCGGGATCGGGCACGGACTACTGGACAAGCCTGAACCCGGTGGGAGGGGCGGCGGCCCCGAGCGCATGGTGCTGCCTGCGGAACCCGACGCTAGGGTTTGAGATAGTGCTGTGGCGTCAGACCACAGATAACTGGAACGGTAAGATCATCATCGCCAAGAGCACGGACCAGTTCGCGCTGAGCGCGGGTATGACCGCGACGAACCCCGGCACTATCCCTGCGACCGCAGGCTACCTGCGCGGAAGTGGGGCGGCTTGGGCAGCCTGGATGGGCGGCGCGGGACAGACGATTGGGGTGCTTCAGATCGGAGTCAAGGACGTAGCTGGCTCTGACGGCGGATCGTTTTTCATCTTCGGCAGCAGCCCCGCCTACAGCGCGAACACTTGGGCGCACTCGCTCAAGTGCGCCATCCTCGACCCCTACTGCACCACGCAGGGCGTGGACCCAGAGCCGTATGCGTTCCAGTGCGCGACCTCCGCGACCGGGAGTTATGGGTCGTATGACTTCGCTCCTGAATGGCAGACGGACTCGGCGACCGGGACGAGCGGCCCGTGGTGGGGATACCGCGCGGACGGCGCGTGGAGTCAGTTCGGCTCTGGGTCGATTAGCGTGTACGCTACCGCCGGGTCGATCATAAATACCATCGCGCTCGACCGTTACTCGGCCGGGACGAAATACTTTCTTGACCGCATCTTGATCATCAAAGAGGAGACGGCGCATCAAGAGCGCAAGGGCTGGACTCGGTCGTTCCGCTACAGCATGACGACCCACGCGCAGTACAGCACCTTCTCTGCGCTGACGTTTGCGAAGTTCGCCAGCGGCAACCAGTCGATCGTCTTCTGGGACGGGGCTACTGCCTCGCCGCACGGTTGATCGATGGCTGACATCGGCGCAGTCGTGCAGACGAATGACCTGGGCTCCGAGGTGCTGCCCTCGGCGCTCGCGTACTACTTCGATGCCTACACGAACAACGTGCCTGTCGTGATCACTCCGAGCTTCACACTGGTCGGCCCGCTCGAGCAGACCGTTCTCCCGACGACGCCTGTCATCTTCGACGTGCTGTTCGGCGATCTGCGCACGCTCGTCTGTGTGGAGTTCGCAGGGCTTGGTTTCACTGAGCTTGTTCACGACGGCAGTGCGTTCACCGTCGCCTACGAAAAGAGCAGCACACGCAGCGCGATCACGAGCGGGTATCGGTACTCCGTGCTCCGTGTCCCTGTCTGGCCCGACGCGCCGATGCTCCGCGCTTATGCCTTCAGTACGACCGGCAACGAACTCGCAGCCCTCGGTGGTGGCGGCGATCCGATCCCACCGCCGTAAGGAACTGAGATGCCCGTCTCGCTGAGCTTCACACTTCTGTACGGCGCACCGACCAGCGGAGTCGGGATGCTGCCCGCGTTCCCGTCGACACTCGGCGTGATCAGCGGCGCGGCGTTGGCGTGTAACGCCGTCGTGTACGACCAGCAGCACTTTCTCGACCTGTGCGATCGACTGCTGCCGTACGACTATCTGGCCCCGATGAAGCTGTCGGAGAACGCCGGGTATGAGATCCTTCAGATGTTCTCTGCGCTCGGCGCGCGCCTGTCGTCCGCAGTCGGGAGGCTCGAGTGTAGTTCGTTCGTCGTCTTCGCCACAGGCGGCGCGCGAACGATCATCCCTGTTCAGTTCTCGAGGCCGACTGTCGCGGGCGGGGCGGTGACGATCAAAGCGGGCACTGTCGTCAAGGCCAGCCGCCACAACCGGCGCTTCGCGCTACTCGAGGACGTGTACCTGAGCAACGTCGCGCTGTCTGTCAACGGGCTTGTCGAAGCCGAGGCAACCGGCTGGGAGTTCAACGTCCAGGGCGAGGTTGTTACCTCGAGCGGTATCACGCTCACGGGCGAGATCGACAGCGTCGAGACATATATTCTCGATCCAGTCTACGGCGACGCGAGCATCACTGTCGCGCAGATTTCGTTTCCGACGATCCTCGGCAAGAGCGCAGACCTAGACGGGCTCGGCGCGAACCGCGAAGTCGCTCGCGCAGCGGGAGAGTCGGATGATCAGTTGCGCGTTCGCGTGCGCAGTCTGCCTGACGTGGTCAGTCCTGACGCGATCCGCCGAGGCGTTGAGCGCAGGCTCGCCCCCGCAGGCATCCCGTTCGACATCATCGAAGTCTGGGAGCACCGCTATCAGGAGTGCTACGACGCGCCGAGTCCTAACATCGGCACGATCAGCTACCAGCCGGTGCCGCCCGCGAATCCGCTCTACGATCAGGGCGTGTTTGTCTACGACGACCCGCGCGACCCCGCTCCGTTCCGCAATCGCTATCTCGACGAGGTCGAGTATCGCGGTGCGTTCTTCGTCATCGTGCCGCAGGACTTCACGATCCTCGATGTTGGGTTCGCCTACGACGACCCCGGCAGTGGGCCGTCTGACTTCCGCGATCCCAGCACCGGCAAGCAACGCGGGACGCCCGCATACGACGGTGCCTCGACGGACCCTGCCGCACTGGTCTACCCTGCCTGCTACGATGGTTGGGACTTCGCACGCGCCGCGATCTATGCTGCGCTGTGGAGTGACCTGCAAGCTATCAAGCCGATCGGCGTAGCCGCCATCATCGAAACGATCCGACCGTAAGGAGCTCTCATGTCAGGCGCAGACCACGTCACGATCAATGTCCGCGAGCGCCCGAGTTCGACGGACCTCAACAACCTTCAGTCGATGCAGGCGCGCACGCTGCTCGACCTGCTCAACTATGCCAGCATCCAGCAGTTGCTCGGTGTACCGGGGCTCGCAGTCACGCCACGAAACTGCGTCCTCGGCGGGCTGACGGTCACGCCCAGCGGGACGAACATCGTCATCGCTGCGGGCGCGCTGCTTCAGAGTTCCGCGACTCTCGCGCCTGCGCCGGGTGCGCTGGACTCGAGTTACCGGATCGGTGTGCTTCGCGCGCCGTACACGATGACGCTCGCCACGCCTGGTGTGGACAGCATCTTTCTGATCGAAGCGCAGATGGTCGAAGTCACAACGACGACAGAGAGCCGTGATGTTCTGAACTCGCTGACCGGCAACTTCGTGCCGACGGCGCTGCCGAAGCAGGTCGAGCGCCAGCTTGTGTTTCAGTGCGTGACGACTGTGACCGCGCACGCGCCCGCACCGAGCGGGGGTAACTGGGTTCCGATCTGCGCGATCCGGCGCGCGGCAGGCGGCGGCGCACTCGTCGCCACCGACATCGTGGACGCCCGCCCGATGCAGGGGCCGTTCGACGCGCCCTCTACCATCGCGCCGAAGGTCAACGGTGGGCGGCTCATCGTCACGGCAGCAGCGCCTACTGTCGTCACGCTCGACGCTGACATCGACGGGATGTACGGGCACCGCGTCATCCAGACGCAGGTCGCCATTGACCCGAGTAACGCATCCTACTTGTCGCCCACGACGGCGATCGCTGCGAGCACTTGGTATTACCTGTATCTGGCTCCGTGGGCTGGATCGCATACCGTGCGCAAGATGGACACGCAGATCGCCGTCGAGGGTGTACTCGTTCTCTCGAGCGTCACGCCATCGTCAAACGCGAGACGAAACGGTGCCGCGATCCAACTGCCGTCGCCATACGGCGTCACCGACGCCGCCTCCGATACCGCGTATTTCATTGGGGCGATTCGTCGCAACGCAGCAAACACCGGCTGGGTGCCTATGCAGTCGGCCGATCTGCGGCAGTTCGACTATCTGGGCGGCACCGCGAACGCAGTGCAGATCGCATCACTCGCGCCGCCCGTGCTGGGCGCGAACAATCTCACGCCCGCGAACCTGCCTGCGAACGTCGCTCGCTACAGAGTCAACGGGTACTGGGTAGGAGCCGCCGCCGGGTTCACGCCGGTATCTGTCGCCGCCTCACCGATCGGGTCGCTGGCGATTCATGAGGGGTATGCGAACGTCGATGACGATGTCGCGTCACCGCAGTTCTTCGACCTCGACGTGTCCGCGAAAGTGAACGGGTCCAGCAGCTTCACGCTCGGTGTGGACTTGAATATCCCGAACGCCGCGTCGACCTGCACGCTCAAGCTCTCGAAGTTCTGGTACTGAGCCATGACGCAGGCACTCATCAAGATCAACACGGTCGCAGGTCCGAATACGGACCTGCCGATCAACACGCTAGTTCAACTCGACAACGCAAACACGGGTGGGGAGGTAACATATCTGTGGACGATTCTCAGCCAGCCGCCGGGTGTCGGCGATGCTCTGTCGAACGTGGCGATTCAGAACCCGACGCTCACGCCCCGCAAGGAGGGGACGTATCTGCTTCAGTTGATCGTCAACCAGAGCCTTCCGAGCGAGCAGCGGGACCAGACCGTAGTCGGCATCCGGCAGTTGAAGACTCGCCAGCGTGTACCGGCTGCGGGTGAGTCGGACGAGGCAGGCATCGCAGGCTGGGCAGAGCCCGCGATCAACGGGCAGCTTCGCGCACTCGACGCCTGGCGCGCGGACCCTGGCGTGATCGTCGGGGTTCTTCACGCGAACTCCGCTGTCGGCGCAGTGCACCGTGTCTCTGCCATCGTGTCGATCAAAGTAGGGTTGCCTGGCGAGGAGCAGTTGCCGGAGCTCTACCTGTTCGCCGCCACGTCAGTCGACGTGACGACGACAGACTGCTTTGCGCTACTCGCTGCCGTGGATGGCGGCACGCTCACGGCCGGGAAGCTCTGCTACTTCCGCGCGTTCGGACTCGTGTTCGATCAGGCCGTTGTCGGTGCGACGCTGAACGACTTGATCTATATCTCCGACGCTGGGGTGTTTGCGCGCGTGACAGGCACGAACAACCGCATCGTCGGGCGCTGTGTTCGTGTTCCGGCGGTGGACACCGCCGATGTCTACTTCAACGGACTTGGCCGCCCGTAGCGGGCCGTGATAGAAGAACACCATGCGAGACATCACACCGACGCACGCGGCCCTGGCACTCATCGGCGCGGCGTTCATCGTCCTCGGATCGTGCACACCGAACGCCGAACTGCGGCTGCGGTACACGACAGAAGTCACGCAGTGCACGCAGAACGAGCGCGCCATCGTGGACCGGCAGGGCACGACTGCGGAGCAGGATCGAAGTGACCTCGCCGCCGAGCGTACTCGCTGCGACGCCGCGCTCGCCGCCATCGAAGGAGCGCAGTGATGCCGACCAGCGCAGGAACCATCGCGCTCGACTTCGTTCGAGCACTCGCCGACGCGACGCCCGCGCTGTTCGCGCTGTTCTCGAAGGTCGGCGGACGGGACAAGTTCCTCGCCGTACTCGACGCAACGCTGACGGTCGAGCGCGCCAAGACTGACGCGGACCTCGACAAGAAGCATCACGCGACCTGATGGCTGCCGTCGGCCTCACGGGTGTCGTGGAGATGGCAGGCGCGCGGGATACCGGCGTGCCCGTCAATCCTCGCACGACGTTGCGCTACACGCGCGGCAGCACACTCGACGTGGCGTTGCGCGTGGTCGGGTCTGACGGCGCTCCTATCGACCTGACAGGAGCCACGCTCGAGCTCACCGTGAAGCGGACACCGAGCAGCGACGAGCGGATTCTGGTACTCGCAGGCACCGTAGTCTTCGCCCCACTGAGCGGGTGTGCGGTGTTCTCGATACCTGCAACGGCGTTCAGCTACACGGACCCAGGTCGGTATGTCTACGACATCTGGCTGGCGCGCGGCACTCTGCGAGACGCAGTGATGCCGGTCAGTCCGTTCGTGCTTGAATCCTCGTTGCGGTCCCTGCCCTGATGCTACAGTCGGGGCCATGACGTTATGGCAAGCCCTCACCGCGCTCGCCGCGACGCCATCGGTGGTAGTCGCGGTGCGCGCAGTCGCAACACGAATGTCCTCGTCGTGGCAAGCCCGCACTGATGAGATCGACCATCTTCGCACGCAACACGCGATGCTCGAGAACGCACGCGACACCGAACGTGCAGACAGCGAAGCGGCGAAGCAGGCGCTCCGAGACAAGCTCTTTGCTTCGGAGATTGCACTTGTTCGGATGCGCGGTAACGTCGAGAAGATGCGCGATGAGCGCGACCTAGCACTTCGGAGTTGCCGAGTGAGTAACTGCCCGAAGGAGATCAAGCCATGAAAGCGCCATCATCGAATCAGATCGTCGCGTGGTCGGTCGCAGGAGTGGCGATCATCGCTGCCGTGATGCCTGTGCTGCCACCCGAAACGCCGGAGTGGGTTCGCCAGACGCTCGGCATACTCGCTGTCATCCTCGTGACGTTCACGCACAAGCCGGGCGCGCAACCGCCTGTGGCGTCGTGACCCGCTACAGCGCAGCGACGCGCGACCGCCTCGTTCTCACGGCCTGCCTGCTGTGGGGGATGGCGATGATCATCACAACCGTCGCGGCCTGTGCGCTCGGGCACGGACGATGACGCCTGTCTGTCTCGACTGGCGCGGAGAGCAGACTGATCCGTTCCCGCGCAAACACAAGAACGATGGGTCGATAGTCGCCACGAGCAGGATCGTCAAGGGCAAGACGTACTCGCGCGATCCGAAACTCGTGACCGGGATCACGGTTCACCAGACCGCCTGTGTCTTCGGCCCCGCAGATCAGACGAAGAAGCACCTGCGGGCGATGGGGATTCCCGCCCACGCAGTCGCGTTCCGTGACGGCAACTACGTCATCACTGCCCCGCTGCCCTGGTATCTTTACCACGGCAACGAGTTGAACGGCCCGACTCTCGGCCTCGAGATCGAGGGGATGTATCCCGGCCTGCTCGATGACTCGACAACGCCGAAGCGTGAGGACATCACGACGACGTGGGGCGGCAAGCCGACTCCGCTTGACGAGCTCACGATCGCCACCGCGCAGGCGGCGTTGCGCTTTCTCGTCGAGGAGGGGCGCAAGGCGGGGATGCCGATCGAGTTCGTCTACGCGCACCGGCAGAGCAACGGCGGCAAGCCCAGTGACCCCGGTGAGGGTATCTGGCGCGCGGTCGTTCTCGACTTCGCTGTGCCGATCCTCGGGCTCAAGACTCGCCCGCAACAGACGTTCGGCGACGGGAAGCAGATCCCGGCGTTGTGGGAACCGAGCGCGACGGCGCTCTACTAGCCAAACGAAAAGGGCCGCGAGATCACTCTCGCGGCCCTCTCTGCTTTTGGTTGTTGGGAGTTCAGCGGCGCGCTTCGCTCGCAGCGCACGACGGATCGAACGCTTCGGCGAGCCACGCCTGCTCGCGCAAGTACAGGCAGTCCTCGCTCGTCTGCTTACCGCCGACCCAGATGCAGAGAGCTCGCGTCGTGACTTCGACTTCATCGATCGAAGTCACGGTGAACTTCGTTCCGCCCTTGCGCAGCTTCAGCCGCATCCCGACTTGGATGTAGGGCAGCGGGTGGGTGTTGGCGGGGAGGATCTCAGTGTTGTCGCCGGGGGCGAACAGGGATAGCTGTTTCATCAGGGCAGTCCGATCTTTGTGGGTTCGTTGTTTTACGACAGCAGTGATCGTCGCGGTGCTGACACCGTACTTGGCGGCCAGCACACCTGTCGAGATTGGCGAGCCGCGTTCCACGCGCACCCGGCCGGGGTGGGCGGCTAGCCACTCGGCCCGCACGGCGCGGATCTCGCGTACCTGTGTACCCGTGAGCTTTGTAGCCGCGTTTGCTGTTCCGCGTGCTTTGGCATCCCGCCCGCGCGCGTACATCTCGGCGCAGTTGTCGAGTGCGGTTCCCTGGTGAACATGATCAGGATGCACGTTGCAGCATGGTGGGTTGTCGCAGGTGTGCAGTGCGTACTCAGTCGGCGTGAGTCGGCGGCCAAGATGCAGTTCGAGCGCGACGCGGTGCGCGTGTCGCATGGTCTTACCCACGCTGAACCAACCGTAGCCCTTGGGATCGCACGAGCCGAGCCACGGCCAGCACGCCAGCGGCCCCGCGCTGCGATCGACCTTCGCCCAGAAACGATCTGGGTCGTACTGATCACGACAGTTGTCCGAGCAGTACGCCATCGCGCGCAGCGCCTCAAACGGTTGATCACAGCGTCGGCAGTTCTTTAGCATCGCAAGAGCCTAACACATTGGGTTGCTTTAGGGCAGACCTACCAACTTGTGGGTTTGGAGACTCAGTCTCCACTCGGGGTGGGTGAGAACGAAGTTCGCTGCCGCACCGATCACGTCCGGCGCGAGCAGGCTCCTACCGACGGTCTGCGTCTCGCACGTCGCACGCGGCTGCACGAACAGCCGCGTCTGCTTGCCCGCGAATGGCAGGTAGTCGAGCGGATTGTAGTCAGGGAACACGACCTTGATCTCGTTGGGGTTGCGCAGCTTGATCTTCGCTGGTGCGACCTTCGGCGACATCGTCAGCCAGAGCAGCGATCGGCTGTTGGCGGGCGGCGTCAGCGTGCCGTTCGTCTCGACAGCGACCATGCCGAACAGGCGGTAGAGCTCCTCGATCAACTCGTAGGTGAGCTGGAGCAGCGGCTCACCGCCGGTCAGCACCACCATCTGTGCGCCCGGCAACTTGCCGACGCGGGTGAGGATCTCCGCGCTCGTCAGCACCTCGCGAACGCGGAAGTCCGTGTCGCACCACAGCGGGCAGTGCGCCTCCTGCGCTTCGGCGGCTGCGCGGCGGCCATTGTTCTCGACGTGCCCGCCCCACATATTGCAGCCTGCAAAACGGATGAAGACCGCCGCCGTGCCTGCGTGATGCCCTTCGCCCTGGATGGTGTGGAAGATTTCTGTGACCGCGTATCGCTGGAGCTTGATCATTCGACCTCCTGCACTGTGTCTTGTGCGGGACGCTTGATCTTCACCCACTCGCGAAGTGCGGTGAGTACAGCACGCCCAAGCACTGTCTCCCCAGTCAGCGCAGTCACTTCGGCGAACAGCGCCACCACATCATCGACACGCGGGAACTCAACGAGGATCGGGCGACCTTGCCAGCCCGCTTCCTCGCCACCTGCGGCGGCAGTAGCGGCGTCTGCGGCGTCCATCGTCTCCGCCATGTTCTTGCCGAAGGATTCGAGGAAGTTGGTGTCCAGCGCCGTGAACAGCGCCGTTGTCTCGGCACCGAGCAGCGTGGTGAGCTCGGCGAGGAGCTCGACGTACTTGTCCTCCTGCGGGTCGCCGGTGACGTTGAACGTCAGCATGGCGAGGTCCGCCCAGGACTTGTCGGTGCCGCTATCGAGCAGCACGACCGGGATGCGCGCCATTCCGCGCTCTGTCGCAGCGCGCCAGCGGTGGTGGCCGTCGATCACACCGTAGCGGCCTGGCTCGATCTCCTCCGCGACGACGAAACTCTTGAAGCCGAACTTGTCCATCGATCGCTTCAGGGTCTCGTACTCCGACGTGCTCATAGCGCGCGGGTTGTCTCGGCGCTGCTCGAGCCGAGTCGTCTCGACCATCCCGAGCCTCATGTCGCCGAAGCGGACGACGCCGAACTCATCTGGGATCGAGAGAGTCGGGAGGCCCGAGGTTTCCGTGGCGAGCGAGCTGGGCGTCCCAGTCGACTCCTCGGGCTTTCCAGTAGGCGGTGAACCACGCCTCGAACCGGGTGTACTGATCGACGCCGTTTTGGTAGAACGATTGGTAATCTTTTCCAATGAACGCACCCCTTTGGAGTAGGTCTGCCTTGATCTTACCCTGCGCGGTGACTGCCAACCGAGTCAGCACCGCTGCTGCACCGACGTTCTGCCGAGCCTTGTCGCCGACGGATCGTTGATTGATCGCGCCGGTTGTTGCGTTGAAATGCGGGACGGTGCCGAAGAACGATCCTGACGCCCAGGATGTCGAGTCCACGGAGTAGAAGGGAACCTTCATCAGATACTTCGCGTTGATCTTCGCAAAGCCATGCACCGGCTTGCCTGCCTGGTAGGCGCGGTAGACGAGACGAGCCCACGCCTCGACGGGCATCATCTTGAAGCTCGAGCCCATCCCCAGGTAGTGAACGTCAGGATCGGCGAGCAGTTCTTCCCAGCGCGCCTCCCCGTCGGACGGGTGCCAGACGTAGCAGACTCGGATGCCGGACGCGCGCTCGAAGGGCTGCCAGATGGTCTTGCGCCAGCCGTCGATCACCGGCAGACCGTAGATGCGCTGGATGTCGAGATCGACGACGAACTGCGGGTCGCCCGACAGTTGTTGCACCATCGGGAGAAACCGCTCGATGGTCTGTTCGACCTTTGCCATCGGCGGCTTCTCCTGCTTCTTGAAGAACATCGACAGCCAGACGTGCGCGCCGGAGTCCACGCAATACCCGTGTGTGGGTTTCGCGTTGTCGAGAGCTAGCTGGAACTTCTCCACGCCCCAACTCATCTTGACGAAGGAGATCAGCAGTCGCCGCGCCTGGAACGGCGTGTGGTACTGGTACAGTTGCGCAGGCGCGGCGAGATAGACTCGCATCAGAGCTCGTGCGCCGCGAGGTGCCGAGGGGAGAAGCAGAGGTCGAGATCGTGCTGGAGCACCTTCTCGACGTTGGCGCGATGCTGCGCGAACATCGTCGCGGCGCTCTGCGCGTAGTCGGCATCGCCGTCCACGATGATCACCGCGTCGGCATCGCTGTCGGGGCGGGGCGTCTTGGTCTCTGTGATCGACTGCGAGCCTCGCGGGTGAACGGCGAGCACGCGCACGCCGTTCGCGTTGAGCCACTCGCGCAGGTACTCGTAGGCGCGGGATGCCTTCGTCTCCCCGAGCAGGTTCTCAATGACCTTGTGGTAGACGAACTCGCCGCGCTCCCGGTAGTCGAAGCCCTGCGGCACGCACGTTGCGCGCGGGTTCGCCGACCAGAACTCGAGGTAGGCGGCGTCCGCCTTCGCGTGCCAGTAGTTCTCGGCGGGCGAAGCGCGGTAGCCGTCCTGCCGGTAGGTGCTGCCTGCGCGGGGCAGATAGAAGATCATGTCGTACTGCCTGATCCACTCCTGCGCTAGTGCGAAGATTTCCTCTGCCATCGGCTGACCTGGGAAGCGCGTCTTGAAGTAGAGCCCGTAGTCCATCAGCGTGCGATCGCAGACCACGACGTTGACGTTGGCGCGCGTAGCCTTCGTGACCTCGAGCGCCATCTTGTTGCCGATCAGGTACATCCAGCCTGCGTAGCCGGAGTCGAGAAACGCGCCGGGGAAGGGCGACGCCGCGCCTGCCTCCCCCACGGACTCCGCCAAGATGCCGCGCGTGCGCAGCCTCCCAGTGAGCACCGTGGTGAGCGTCGTCTTCCCCGTGCTCTCTACGCCGGTCAGCGCGATCATCTTCTTGCCGTTGATCATGTTCTCTCCTGCATGGCTCGATTGCGAACGAGGCGCGCCACGATGTTCTGGTGGATCAGCGTGGGGCTCTTGAGGAAGCAGCTACGGCAGGCGTCGCGAAGCTCGCCGGTCTTCTGCGACACGCGCATCGCCTGCACGGCAGCGGAAGCCCAGACCTCCGCCAGCGTGTTCGTGCTCAGATTGCCGTAGCTGTTGACGGCGTCGGTAGCAGCCTCGAAGATGTAGCAGCAGGACACGACCTGCCCGCTCGCCAGCATCGAGACCGACGACCAGGGGTTGATGCAGAGATCGGCGTTCCGCTTGCGGGTGCCGAGTTGCACGACGTTCTGCATCTCGGGGAAGCAGTCACCCTGCACGCGCGCCGTACACACGTCGCCCCAGCCCCGCTCCTGCATGACGCGATGAAGCGCATCGAGGTTTGCGTCGCCGAGTCCGCGCTCCTTCACGGTCTGGATGAGCTGGAGCTCGACGAGCGGGCGGGTGGGCAGCTTGCGCGCGGCCACCACGAACGCATCGATCGCTGCGATGAGGTGGTCGAGCTGCGTCGGCGGACGCATCGCGGCGTACATCTCAGGGTCCACCGAGTCCACGCTGATCGTCAGCGCGTCGAGCTTGAGGAGCGCCTCGAGCACGCCTGGCTTCCGCTGGATCTCGTGCCCGTGCGTGCTGGCTCCCACCAGTAGCCCGTAGGTCTTGAGATCGTCGATGATGCCGCCGAGCTCTGGGTGCAGCGTCGGCTCGCCCGCCATCTGGAGCTCGGTGTACGCCGTGCCTGCGAAGTCGCCGCGCGCGAGCATCTTCTGGATCAGACCGCGGTCGAGGAACTGCGGACGCCGCACCATGCCCGTTGTGCGCAAACACATGGGGCAGGCGAGGTTGCAGTGATTCGTCAGTTCGATCTGGTAGATTTCTGGCAACGCGCTGAACGCGGTGCCTTCTTCGTGGACGTAGCTCTCGACGGTCATAGGACTCCTGGCATGGCAGCGATCATAGCAGCGATGGCGTTCTCGCCTTCGGGGTATCGGAACGGCGAAGCGATTGTCTCGTGCAGGCGTGCGTGAATCATATCCACTGAATCAGCGGTGCGCGGGTAGAGGTTGAACCAGCCCACCGTCTCGGGGTACGAGAGCCGCGCAGGCGCGACCGGCCAAGCGCCAAGCGCCAGCGACTCGAGCATCGCGATGCCCCAGGTCTCCTGCAAGGCTGCGGAGAACGACACGCGCGCCGACCCGAGCAGCGAGTAGTAGTCGTCCTTCGACTTGCACACGTCCTGCGTCCGCACCCAGCGCACCGCGTCGCTGGGGTAGCGCCGCGCGTACAGTTCGCGCACCTGATCGAAAACCGCAGGCTGCTTCTCCGGCGCGAGCCGGTGCGGGAAGACCACCAGCTTCTCCCGCTCAGCCCACGGGCGGAAGTGGCGGGCGAACTCGTCGATGTAGAACGGGAAGCCGGTCACTTCCGCCTTGGGATGGTTGATCAGCGCAGCATGGTAGTCGGTGGCGACGAACACGCGGTCCAGCGCCTCGAGCCACCCGCGCTCGATCGACCCAGCCCAGCGGCCCAGCCCCTTCTGCGCGAGGTAGTCGTGAGGGTCGTAGGTGCCTGCGTGGAACAGCCCGGCGATCTTGAACTTCGGCCCTTCGGTGTCTCTGATGTACGCGAGACTCTCGAGCATCGGGTTCCAGGCGTCGTGTAGGATCACCCAATCGCCGTCTTGCACTTCGCCTTCGAGGATCGCGTTCACGAACATCGCCAGCTGGTTCGCCTTCCACTTGTGGGTGAGGCGCGTGTCGAGGAACTGTCCGGTGTGGATTGCCGCCACGTCCCGCCACGGCATCACGAAGCGGTGCGGCACACGCAGCCGTGCAAGCTCGCGCTGCCACCAGCGTGCCCACTGCGCGCTGTACCGTTCCTCGATCGGCTCGATGGGGAACACCCACAGCATCACGCGAACTCCACGCGCCCGGCGTTCTCGTTGTCTTCCCAGCACTCGATCGCGGTCGGCGTGTAGCCGCAGGCGACCAGTTGGTTGAACAGCGCCGCGGCGAGCATCTCGCAGGACTGCCCGCCGAACCACGCCTCCTCGGGGCAGCTTGCCATCGGCGCCTCCTTCGCCAGCCGGGGGAGCATCCAGCGGAGCGCGCGCTGGACGGTGTGGAACTCCGCCTCACGATCGCCGTGCGAGACGAGGAGCTCGACGCGGAACGTGAAGACGTGCCGGTGGTTGCGCGAGAGGTACGCCACATCCTCCGGCGCGCCCTCCCAGCGGTGGAACCCGACGATGCTCGCAGTGGCGATGATCTTCGTAGCGCGGGTGGTCACTTGCTTCCTCCGATCAGGCGCAGAACCTCTGCGCGCGTTGCCTCGTTGTTGCGGAACGCGCCCCGCAGAATCGAGGTGATCATCACCATCCCCGACTTGCGCACGCCCCGGCACGAGGCGCAGGAGTGCTCGCCGGTGAGCAGCACGGCGACGCCGCGCGGCTTGACGTACTCATCGAACGCTTCGGCGATCTGCGTCGTCAACTGCTCTTGCATCTGCAAGCGGCGCGCGAAGGCGTCTACGAGGCGCGGGATCTTCGACAGCCCGACAACGCGGTAGCCGCCTGCGTCCTCGGACGGGAGGTACGCCACCGCTGCCTTGCCGGTGAACGGCAAGAGGTGGTGCTCGCACATCGAAGTGTATGCGATGTCGGTCACGGCGATGATCTCATCGTAGTGCCCCGAATCGAACGTCACCTTGAGGAGCTTCGCGATATCGACGCTGTTGCCGCTGCGCATCTCGAGCATCGCATCGACCCAGCGACGCGGCGTGTCGAGCAGCCCTTCGCGCGTCGGGTCTTCGCCGATGTGCCGGAGCAGGAAGCGAACCGCCTCGTGCGCGTGCTCCACCGGGAGGGCGAGCTCGGCGCGAGCGTCGTTCTCGCGCTCGCGCAGTTCCATCGACTCGCTGAGTTCCTTCTGGAGCCGCTTGATTGTGGCGCGCATTGACGTGCCGAGTGATTCCAGCTCGCGGCCTTGCTCTTGTTCGTCGCTCACGAGATCGTTCCTTTGTTGATGGTCAGGTGCTTCGTCACATTCAGACGAGCCGCGAGATCCATATTGTGACTGATGACCACGACGCAGCGATCCGCTGCGAGCTCGTCTAGTACCGCACACGCAGCATCGACGCCATCGCCGTCAAGCGCGTCGAACACTTCGTCGAAGAACAGCGTATTGCCTGTGGTGCCGACAGCGGCCTCCGCGATCTCCGCGAGCGCCAGCATCAGCGCGATGTCGATGCGACGCCGCTCTCCGCCCGACGCAGCGCGGTAGCCGTGCCCGCCGCCTGCGCCCTCGACCTCGAGTGAGATCGAGTCCTTCACACCGCCGCTTGCCTTCTCGGCGTAGGGCTGCAACCGAAGCTCGAGCCCGCCGCCCGCGACGCGCGCAAGCCAGGTGTTCGCCACCTCCTCAATGCCCGCCAACGCCTGCCCGAGCAGGTAGGATCGAACGCCCGTCAGCGAGAGCACCTTCTCGGCAGCAGTGATGTTGATCAGTTCGGCCTCGGCGAGCTTGTGCGCCTCGCGCGATTCGTCCAGCGTGTCAGCCGCCGTCTCGCACTTCTCGCGCAGCGCCAGCACCGCCGCGTCAGCCGTCGCACGCTGTTCGGCGACCTTCGCCGCAGCACGGGCCTCGGCGTGCAGCCGCCCACGCTTCTCGCTCAGTGTGATCACACGCTGGTTGGCGGCGCGGAGTTCGATGCGGAGCGCGTCGATGTGGTCTTCGGTCGTTGCGATCATCGGAGCCCAGTGCGCAACCACGCGCGTAGCTTCCGCGTGCATCGCTTCGTGGTGTGCGGAGTTGATCGACTGGTCGCAGAGCGTACAGGTGTCCAGTCCCTCGATGCGACTCGCGCGTTTCTCCGCTGCCCGTACCTCCGCATGGGCGAGGTTGAGGGACTCCTTCGCTTCATCGAAGGCGGTCTGTTTCCGTGTGACTGTACGTTCGGCTTGCTCGAGTGCCTTCTCGAGCAGGGCAAGGTCGCCTGGAGCCATGTCCTTGCCCCCTGAAAGGCTCTGTAGTCGTTCCAAGGCATCGGCCAGCCTGTCGCGCCCGGCCTGAAGCCGCTCCGCAGCCAGCGCCAACGTCGAGCCCGCAGTCGTCGCCGCGATGCCCGCTTCCCGCTTCGCCTTCAGCGCCAGTGCGTGCGCGGCATCGAATCGCTCCAAGCCGAGGATGTCTTCGAGCAGCTTCTTGCGCTCCCCGTCCGTGGCGAGCGTGAAGTGATCGGCATCGCTCGAGGAGAAGACACACGTCCTGCGCCAGAGCAGATGCGAGCCGATCATGCGCTCGAGTGCAGCCTGCGCCTTCGTCTTCGTCTCGTAGGTGACGGGCACCGCCGTCGGCGAGGAGAACACCAGCGCGCTCTTGCTCTTGATCCGCGAGCGATCGATGACCAGTTGCTCGCGCCCGACCTCGGCGGTCAGCGTGATCGATGCCTTGGGAGCCGACCACACTGGCTTGCGGCGCAGCGGCTCCTCCCACCCGCCGACGCTGACGGCTTCGAGCAGCGAGGACTTGCCCGCACCGTTGGGGCCAGTGACGAGGACGATGCCTGTGCGCGGCAGCGCGACCTTGGAGTGGGCGTGTGTCATCACGCCAAGCAGTTCGATCTCGCAAACACGCATCAGAGGATCTCCATCATCGCCTTGCGCAGCCCGTCCACGTCGAACAGGTACTTGCTGTAGAAGGCGAGCTCATCGCACGCGGCGTAGCAGTCGGAGATCGCGCGGTGCTTCTGATAGCCCGCGAGCACCGGCGCGATATGCGAGTCGATGTCGGGATCGACCAGTCGCCGCACTAGCCCGCGCAGCGTGCTCACGTCCACCATGCGGTAGTCGAAGAAGTTGTGCAGCGTAGGCATATGCTTCTTCAAGAACGCACGATCGAAGTGCGGCCCGTAACCTGCCATCGTCACGGTGCCGTAGGTGAAGTTCTGCTCGTTGAGGAAGTGTGCCGCTGCCGATTCGGCCTCGCGGAGTGACACGCCGCCCTCAAGCGCGACGAGCACGCCGCTCATCTGGTGCATCCCGCGCACGAAGTCGCTCATCATCGCCAGCGTCGCGGGCTTGGTCTTCACAGGCACCGACCACTCCGCGAGTGGCGCAAACGACTCACGGATGTCGCAGACCACCATGCCGATCTCGAGGATGGCGTCCTGTTCGGGTTCGAGGCCAGTCGTCTCGAGATCGAGAAACACGAGGCGGGGATCAGCAGCTTTCTTCGGCATCAGTGGACCTTTCCTTTCATCTCAGCGCGGCGGCGGTGTCCAGCGCGACCCGCGCGTAGAACTTGTGGAGGTAGAACAACTGGCGGCCCGACAGCGGGCGATCGTGATAGCCCTTCAGATGCTTCGTGTCATATTGCTCGTTGAGGCTGATCACGAGCTCGCGTTCCCAGTCGGTAAACAGCGGGGTGACTGCGCTTAGCTCAACGTTCACCGCGTCGGAATCGAGTGCAGGAACGACCGACGCGAGCATCGCCTCGATCTGATCGAGTGTGATGTTTTCGAGCAACCACTCAGGGTCGTTGTGGTTGCCGCTGCCGATAGTTGGCCCGCCGGTTGTTCGTGCATGGAACACGCGCTTCAATCTCATACGCCTGCCTTGTGCATCGATCGCTGTCTTAGCCCCGAGCTAAGTAGTCCTTGACTAGCTCGAGTACCACGCGCCGATCTGTGCCGTCTGGCATCGCGGTCTTGGCGACATAGGCTGCGACGGCGTCGTTCACAGAGGTCGCGTTGCGCGTGGTGCGCGCGGTGTTCTTCGCCGTCGCGCTCGCAGCCTCCTTGTCGGGCAGCACCTCGAAGGCGATCAGCTTGCCATCTGCCTGTAGCTCTTTCAGCGCAGCCTGCGCGAGCTTCACGTTCTTGGGGCGCGCGGCGACACGCAGGTAGAGTTCGTGCCGCAGCCCCGTCGCTGCCACGTCCTCGAGATCCAGATCCTCGAATGGGGCGGTGATGAAGCGCGGCCCGCCGGAGAGCTCGATGTCAGTCACGGCGGCAGTCTCGGTGTCGAGGATCGCCATATGGCCGTAGTCGAGGCCAGGGTTGTCGAAGCCTGTTGGCACCAGCGCCCCGAGTTGGGTGACGAGATGCTCGCTGCCCTGTGGCGCGGTACGCCGCCACGTCTGGGGGTTGTGCCAGTTGCCCGCGAAGGCGTTGCGGATACCGTGCGCGCCCATGATCTCCACGAGATCATCGACTGGAATGGAGTCCGACGCACCACGCAGGAACGGCGGGGTGCTGTCATCGGCGACGCCCATATGCAGCAGCAGCGTGCGCGAGTTGCTACCGCGCACAGTCCGCGCCACGACACCAGGCAGCCACTCGCGCGCCGGGCCGACTTGGAACGGCACAACGATCATGCCGAAGGCAGCCACCGGGTGCTGGTAGACGGTCACGTTGCGCAGCGCCGTCAGCGGGCCAAGAGCGTGATCGCCATCGGTGTTCGATGCCTGGTCGTGATTGCCGAGCATCAGGTGTACGTCGAGCTCCTCGCTGCGATCGAAGACCTCCATCACGGCGGTGAGCTCCTGCGGCGTCGGCTTGGCGCTGTCGAACAGATCGCCGAGGACGTAGAGCGTGCGCGCGCCGGTGTTCGCTGCGACGCGGATCGCCTTGTCGAGCACGGCGACCGACTGCCGGAAGCGGGTGTTGAGTCCGCCGATCATCTCGCCGCCGAAGCGGCGATGGTTGGACAGATGGACATCGGCCACGAACGCGATCTTCATTTCTGCCTCAGTTGGTCAGTCAGCCAGATCCACAGACGCACGCCGAGCGTGAGTCCCAAGAACTTGCCCAGGCAGATGCCACCGAGCCACCACTGCCAGGTCACGCATCACCGCCTTCTGCATAGACGTGGATTCGATGCAGCGTCGTGACGCAGATCGTGCTGTGGTAGCCGCAGAACATACCAAGCACAGTCATCGTGATCGGCAAGATCACACGCCCGTCGGGCAGCGTGTCGTAGGCGAACCGGAAGTCGAGAGCGCGCATCTCGTCCGGCCAAGCACCGTGGGTGTCACTCGTCTTCGGAGTCATCGTCGTCTGCATCAGCCTCAACCTCTGTAGTGGTGTCGAGCTCCTCGTCCGGTAGCACACCGCGCGACTCCCAGCCCAGCGCCTCGAGCGCCTCGTTGTAGGCGGCCAGGCCCTCGACGCTCGGCCCAGCGAAGCCTTCGGCGCGGCACTTGATCAGCTTCATGCGCTTGGCGTGCCAGACCGTAGACCAGATGTTGTTGAAGCCCGTCTTGTAGTCGAGCCGCACGCGCGCCTTCATCCAAGGCGCAGCGAGCCGGTTCTTGGTCGTGATGCACGTCACGATCTTGGCGATGTGTTCGTCCTTCGAGTTCTTCACTGCCTTGCCGCCGAGGAACTGCACACGCTGGCTGGCGTAGAACTTCGGTGCGTTGCCACCCGGCGTCGTGGTGTTGTCGCCGAACATCACGCCGATCTTGGCGCGGATCTGGTTCAGCGCGAACAGGTGCGCGCGGTGCTTGGCGAGCAGCGGGAGGATCTTCTTCAACTCCTCCGACATGATCAGCGGCACGTCGCCGACCTTGCGATCGCCAGCGGGCCTGTCGATGCCGCCCTTCGTCACCATCGACGCGATGCTGTCCCAGGCGATCAGCATCGGCCCCTCCTCGGGGTCGTGCATCTTGAGCGTGAGCTTGAGCTGCTCGAACCACTCCTCGAGGTTCTCAGGCTGGAGGATCAGCAGGTCGTTGGTGTTGACGCCGAACGTGCGCGCTCGCGCATCGTCGAAGCTCATTTCGGGATCGCCCCAGACACCGATGCCGCCCGCGCGTTGCGTGGCGGCGATAGCGCAGTATGCGAGCGTCGTCTTGCCGCAGCCCTCCTGCCCGAACCACTCGGACATACGACCAACAGGCAGTCCGCCGCCGAGAACGTAGTAGTCGAGCACGTCGATGCCGGTCGAGAGGAACTCAGTCAGCGCCGACGCGCTGTTGAGCTCCCCGCTCACCGTCAGCGCAGACTCACTGCCGAACTTCGCTTGGAGCGCCTGGACGTAGCGCGACATCTTGCCTGCGGGCTTCTTCGTCTTCTTCGGTGCCATCGATCCTCCGCTCTGCACCATATCCCACCGCCTTCCTTAGAGGGGTTTCTAGCGAACAGTGCAGCGAGGTGATCAGTCCCTCCGCGCTGCCGTGTTGGCGAGGCATATGGTGCAGAGCGCAGGAGCGGAGCCGAAGCTCCGCTCACCGCAACCTCACTCGTCGTCGACTTCGATTGCGTCCACTTCGGACTCAATGCTGCGCGAGCGCGGCTTGCTGGTGCTCGCCGTCGCCTCGATCGCAGGGCGGCGTCGCGGGGCGTCATCGTCGCTGCCACCGCCCTCCTCGCCGTTGAGCTTGCGCTCGATCTGCTCGTCGCTCATCACGCGCAGGAAGCGGGAGAGGTCGGGCTGGTTGTCGATCCACTCCTGCATCTGCGCCGCGTCGGCAGCGAGCGGGGAAGGCCGCGCGCCACTGGCGACCACCTTGTACTCAGTGTCGTTCTGGCCCTCACCCTTGCGGCTGATCTTGAGATCGAAGCCTGCCGTCGGGTGGGAGAAGTTGCCGCCGTCGTCCTCGTCCTGGCGGATCTCGATGAGCTGGTCCTCGATCATCTTGCCGAAGCGGAGCACGCGCGGGCCGACACCTTCGTCGCCGCGAACGATCATGTTCATGTAGAGCTGGCGCTTCGCCTTCAACTTCTTCGCCTTCTTGAAGTCGTTGTCTTCGCCAGTGGCGAGCAGCTTCGTCTCCGTGGCGCACACCGAGCACGCGCGCTTCGCCATCAGGCGCGGGCAGTTGAACGACACGCGGCCAGTGCCGGGCACGTCGAGGTAGTGAACGTAGGCGACCTTCATCAGCTTCTCGCCCTTCTTCGGCGGGATGGGGCGCACCACCGTCCGTCCGGGCTTGAGCTTGAAGATGATCCCACCGCCGCTCGCCGCCTCTGACTCCCGCTTCATCTCCGAGGCTTCGTCAGCGGTGAAGTCACCGAACTGGACCAGGCTCGTACTCGTCGTCTCTTTCTTCGCCATCTCTGTCTCCTTGACCTATAGCCTTGATTGGCTGCGGTCGAACTCTGCCTTGTGCGTTACTCGGTCACTTCGACACCGAAGGTATCGTCGTTCTCGAAGTTGGATGCCACGTCGCGAGCGCCGCGCGCCTCACCACGGATGCTCGGGCTGCCTGCCATCTCCGCGCGGAGGTGCGCGCCGAGTGAGATCAGCGCGTCACGCTTGGCGCGGAGCGCGTCGAGCACGCCCCACAGCCGAGCCTTCTCTGCCTCGCAGACGACACTGTGATCCTGCGCGGCGTGGTAGGTCGGGTCGTTGTCCACCATCGACTTGATCATGCCCTCGGTCGTCTTCGCCCCGGTCTCCTCCGCTTCGGCGCGGCACCGGATGTAGCTCGCCGCGTAGGCGCGATCCACCTTCACCTTCGCCGACAGGTGCAGCCGCAGCGCGTCAGCGTAGAGCTCGTTATAGCGAGCCAGGTGGGATGGGATCTTGGTGAACTCGTCGGTGAGCGCCAGCGGGTCGATCGCCACCGCTGCCAGTACCGCTTCGTGTGCTGTCTCTTTCTTCGCCATCGTCTTGCCTCCTAACTGTAGCCTTGTGCGATCAGCGTTGTCTTCGCTTCACTTGAAGACGTAGTCCTGCATCGAGCCCCACGCGGTCCCGACCTTCGCATCGGCGGTGATCTTCACACCGCTGCTGTTATGGCTGCACATGATGTCGCGGGCGGCGTGCGCCACCTCATCGACGTACTTCTCCTTCACCTCGAGCATCATCGAGTCGTGGACGGTGAGGACGAGCTTGGCGGGCGCGCCGTCGTCTCGTATCCAGTCGAGCACGCGGGGCAGGGATGCCGACATGAAGTGCGCCGCCGTGCCCTGTACCGGCGTGTTGACGGCCTCGTTCTCGCCGTGCTTGCGCACGTTCTCCTCGGGGTCGGCGACCTTGTGCAGCGGGCGGCGGTAGGCAGCCTGCCCGTCCCACCACGTCTCGACGTAGCCGACGCGGCGCGCCTGTGCGATCTGCTCCTCGCACCACTTCGCCAGGCGTTTGTAGCGGCCCCAGATCACCGCGTCGATCTTCTCGACCTCGGCCTTTGGCGCGCCCCACTCTCGGGCGAGCGCACTCGTCGTCTTGCCGTACAGCTTGGCGAAGGTCGCAGTCTTGATCTTGGAGCGGTAGGGCTTGCGCGCCGCCTTGTCCATCGCATCCCACTGCGCGCGCGGGATGCCCCAGGCGACGGTGCAGCAGGCAGTCGCGTTGTTCATATGGATGTCGATGCCTGAGTTGATGTCGGCGATCATCACCGCGTCTCCCGCCAACATCGCCGCCACCTTCACTTCGATCTGCGCGTAGTCCAGCTCGAGCAGCAGACTGCCGGGCGGGGCGATGAAGCAGTTGCGCGCCATCGCCGCCTCCACCGCATCGTCGCCCTCCGCACGCGGGATGTTCTGGAGGTTGGGATCGGTGCAGGAGAAGCGCAGCGTGCGCGTGCCGTCGATCAGGATGCTTGGGTGGATGCGCCCGTCTTCGCGAATATGGATCAGCATCCCGCGTGCATAGGTGCCATTGAGCTTGGTGTACTTGCGACTCTTGACCAGCGCGTTGATCGCAGGGTGCTTGTGGGCGAGCGACTCGAGCACCTCGTTGTCCGTAGACTGCGCGCCGCTCTTGGTCTCCTTCCACGACTTGAGCCCGAGCTTGTTGAACAGGAAGTCGCCGACCTGCTTCGGCGAGTTGGGGTTCAGCCCCGGGACGTGCTTCTCGATCGTCTTCGTCGCGTCCTTGATGCGCGCTTCGCAGTAGATCGAGAACATCTCGACGGCGCGGCGGTCGCACGCGATGCCCCAGTGCTCCATCGCTCGGACGGCGGTGTTGGCTCCGACGGTGAGCTCTCGCCAGACGCGGTTGGTCTGTGGGTCGGCAGCGAGTTCGGCTTCGAGCTTGACGCCGCAGCGCAGCGTCACCTGCACGTCTCGCGCATTGTAGCGGTAGAGCGTTGTGGGATCGAGGTAGCGGAAGGCGAACGCCATCGCGTCCTCACCATCGCGGATCTGCTGGAGCACGGACTCCTCGACACGGAACAACGGCGGCTTGATCTTCCGCACGTTGCCCTTTGGCGTCAGTTGCGCAGGTGGGTTGGCAAGGCGGCGCAGTTCCTTGCAGATGATCGCGAGCTGGTCGCCCGCTTCGTCCTTGTGCCCGCCGAGCCCAACGAGGTAGGCAAGCGTGTCCAAGCGTGCGTCGGACTCGGGGGCGAGCAGCTTGCGCCCGAGGCGGGTATCGAAGCGGGTGCCCTCGACGTTCACGCTCAGCGCGCAAAGAACGGAGCGATCATCGTACTTGCCGTTCTGTGTCGTCTTGCCGACGGTGCGATCGGCGAGCAGTTGGGTCAGCTTCGCTGTCATGCTCGGATCGCGCAGAGCCTCGCGGGTCCAAGTGTAGGCATCGCCCTGCCCGAAGCCCATCGCCGTCAGCGCCTCGATGCGGAAGTCGGGGTTGCCCATCTTGCCCGAGGTCTCCACGTCGTAGGAGAACCAAGGAGCCTGTTGGAGCACGCGCACGGCGAGCTCGGCATCGCCGCGAGTCTCGATCAGGTTTGTCTGCTCGTCGAAGTCTGGCTCCGGCGCAGGGCACGTCAGGACGTGTTGGAAGTCGCGCTCGAAGTCCGCCTTGACGAACCTGTTGCGCAGCGCGAACGCGGCGGCAGGCAGGAAGAACACGGGGATCGCATCATCGAGCGCGGTGAAGACGAAGCCGTAACCGCGTTGCGCGCTGGCGAGCGGCGGCCGATGTCCGAGCACCGCCTCCACCGCCGCGTTGCCGAGACACAGGATGCGCGTCGGCTGCACGTCGAGCAGGATGCGCGCGCCGAACACACGGCACGCGGCGATCTCCTTCTCGCCTGCGTCGGTGGACTGACACCGAACACCGTGGTCGTAAGCCACCGGGCCGCCCCAGTGCTTCGCCACCAGCGAGCGAACGTACTTGCCCGCCGCACCTGCGAAGCCGCGCCCCATCTGATCTTCGATCTTGCCGGGCGACTCCGCGACGACGAGCAGCCCGCCAGGCGCGCCCTCGGCTGCCATGCAGACGGTACGCCTGCCTTGGTGTAGCTCGCAGCGTTCGCAGTCGTGATCGACCGCTGTGGGATGCGCGAGCGAGACCGCTGCCTGCGGTAGCATGGGGTACAGCGCGAGTCTGATCATCGTTCCTCGTTCATGGAGTGCAGGCTGCGCCTCGACGCCACAGGTGGGGAGGAGAAGGCGAGCGCCAAGGCGCAGCCTGCACTCCACGAGCTTGCGCCCGCGGAGTGCAGTCGGTCACTTCATGGACGGGTCGAGGATCTCGACCGCGTTGTTGACGCGGTCCTCGAGGTCTTCGATGCGCGCGAGCGCAGGCACCTTGTCCTTGATCGCGTTGCAGGTCGCCGTGAGGCCCTTCTTCGTCTTGATGGACTTCGTGTTGATCAGGTAGGTGAGAACGTCGCGCAGCTTCTTCACGTCCTTGAGCGCCTTGATGTCCTCGCCGGTGATCTTGATGCTGGTCTTCGCGGGCGGCGCTTCCTCGGCGTCGTCCTCGTCGTCTCCGTCGTCCTCGTCTTCCTCCTCGACGGGCTCCGGGGCAGGCTCCGCCTTCGGCTTCTCGACGATCGGCTTGGTCACGACCGCCGCAACGGGCGGCACCTTCGTCGGCTTGCTGGCGGGCTTGTCGTCCTGCGCGCTGCCCTCGCCGGAGAGATTCCAGCCCTTCGCCGCACCGCCCGCGAGCAGCGTGTAGGCCGCAAGCGCCTCGGCGTGACTCGCGCAGGTGAAGTGAATCGAGGCGGCGACAGTCGGCTTGTCGTCGGACTCGTGGTAGTCGCTGGTGCTGAACTGAGTGATCTTGATCGTCATGTCTTTCTACTCCCGCCCTCATTGGGCCTGCGTGTTCTACTGCCTTGTGCGGAGCGCAGTGTTTTCGTTCCACCGCGCGAGATTGATCACGGCACGTCCAGCCAGAGCTGGAAATGCACGAGTGCTTTCTTCGGCGTGATCGTGTCGCCGACAGTCGCCGTGAGGCGCACGAGCTTGCTGTCGATCAGCGCCGATACCATCTGCGAGTAGAGTGCCGGGACGTACCCGAGCTTCTGCTCGCCGTGGTCGATGCGGACGGCGTGCGGGTCATACTTGTTGGTGGGCTCGCGCACCAGGCGGAGCGGCTCGCCCTCATCGAGACTGGCAAGGTAGTCGGCGTCGACTGCGTGATAGGTGCCTGCGATTGCATGATCGATCAGAAGTTTTCTGGGCATCTTTCTCCTCCACGAACAACGCCCCTGCACACGAGACGTGAGCAGAGGCGTTGCGACCTGCTGTTGGTGTTGCGGTGGGCGATCAGGACTTCGACTTCGCTCCATACTTCGCAAGCGCCGCGAGGCGCGTGAGCCCCGTGCCAACGACCTTGTCGAGCGCGTGTCCGGTGGACGGGAGCTCGAGCTCGTTGGCGATCACCTGAAGGTGCTTCAGGTAGACGCTGTCGATCTTGATCGACTCGCGCGTGCCGCTGAGCACGAACGCGGATCGGACCTTCTTCTCGCCTGGCTCCTTCTTCTCCTTCTTGGCCTTCGGGGCCTTCTCCTTCTTGGCCTTCGGGGCCTTCTCCTTCTTGGCCTTCGGGGCCTTCTCCTTCTTGGCCTGCGGCTTGCCGATGGCGCGCGTGGCCTTCGCGAGCGGCTTCTTGGTCGCTGCCTTCTTGGTCGGCTTGGCGGGCTTCTTCTCGGTGATGGACACTTCGATCTCCTGTTCCTCTGCCTGCGTAGGCAGCTCGTTGTCTTCGTCTCTCATGCAAACCTCCTGCTCAGTTGGCCTTGTGCGATCTGCGGTGGTTTAGCAGCGCGGCAAGATCAACGATCGATGATCTATAGACGCGCCCGATCTAGGTGTCAAGCGGCTTGGTTCATCGCCACGCGGAGCAGGATGAGATAGCCGAGCAGGTCTTGAATGGTGTCGTTGAGAGACTCGTCGCTCATCGCGTGCCCGCGCATCAGGCGCGAGAGCTTGTCATCGATGCGGACTTTGATCTGTTCGGTGGGGTTCGCCTGGCTGAACAGGCGCAGCGGGTTGAGCGCCGAGTCGCCATAGGCTGCGTTCTTCTCGAGGAGCATGATGCAGAGTGCTTGGCACTCCGCGACGATGTAGTGGGCGGTGTCGCTGTCGGCGAGTTCTTCCATCGCCCTGATCTGCGCGGTGCGGGTATCTTCGGCGTTCATCGTCACAGTGGATCTCCTATGCACTTGCGCGCCGCATCGAGCAGACGCGCGGGGTCGATTGTGTTGGGATCAGTCTTCGGCGGGAGTCGCACCGTGCCCGCGCGCTGCCCGTTGAACCGCAGCTTCGCAGCCAGCGCCCACGACTCGCCCCATGCGTCGCCGTCGAGCACGACTGCGATCGGGCGCTTCGTCTCCGAGAGCCAGTCGACCTGTGCGTGCGAAGGCTTGCCGAGACAGGCCACCGCGTTGTCGCCATGCGGCAGCGCGTCGAACACGCCCTCGACAATCATCACGGGATCATCGGTGTCGAGGAACAACGCGCGGTGATTCCAGAACGTCTGGCCGCGCGGCATCCCGCGGGGGTAGAGATATTTCATCGCGTGTCGTCCCTCGGCGTTCGGGGCGGACTTGCACCACAGCCGCGCGATCCAGCCGAGCCAGTCGTCGTTGTCGTGCGCGAGCATAGGAATGATCACACGCCCTGCCCAGAAGCCGTCTGCGGCAGCGCCGATCTGATACTTACGCCACAGCTCTCGAGCGCCAAGTCCGCGAGCTTTCATGTAGTCGCGTGCAGGGTCGATCGACAGCGCGGGTGAGCAGAGCGCGGCGTACTCGGGCGGCGGCTCCACGACCACGCGCTCAACCTTCGCCTCGGGGCGGTACTCCTCGGCTGTCGGGTCAGGCGCGTTCTCGAGTCGGCCCTTCGTCGCGCAACGGTGGCAGTGGTAGTAACCCGTCGATGCCGAGACACCGAGCGAGAGCTTGCGGTCAACGTGCCCGTCGTCAGCGCAGAAGGGGCAGGAGATCCGTATCCACTCCCGCCCGAAACGCGCGCCCCGCAGCGCGTCCTCGACTTGGTTGTTCCGCACTCGCTTGCTCACACGCGCTGGTCTCCTAGCGAACCACGGAAGTGCCGATCGACTTCGACGGCGCAGAGCTTCTGCTCCACGCTCGGCTTGTTCGCTGCGATCCACTGGCGGAAGCGCACACCGCTGATGATCACACACCGCTCAACCAACACCCACTCCTCGCTGCCTGTTCGGATCGTGCGCTTGAGGATCAACACACCGAGCGCCCGCCCGGTGCGGAAGGCGGAGCGGAGCCGCCCGAAGCCGAGCAGCTCCATCATGTGCGGCACGCGAATGTCCTTCTTGTCGAGGATCGCTTCGAGCACCGCCCATTCGTCGTACTCGGCGAAGTCGCTGTAACTAGACACCGGCCACCATCTTTCCGCACGCCCAGTCGTGGGGCATTGGACCCACGCTGAAGTCGCTCTTGCCGTAGCGGTTCTTCGCCACGAAGTAGTCGAGCATCTCGCCGCTAGCGTCCTTGTTGCCAGTGATCACCAAGTCGGCGACACGCGCCTTGCCCTGCGAGTCGGCAAGATCATCGAGCTCGATGCGCCTGCGCTTCTCCTTGCCTGCCGCACGGCGCGGCTGCGACGCGCCCCAGGCCCAGATGTTCTGCTCGTGGGCGAACAGGCGCATGGTCTCATAGACGGTGTTCTGTCCGGCGTACTCGCCCTGATCTTCGCGCAGGTGGCTCTTGCACTTGTCTGGGTAGTCCACGAGCAGGATGTGTGGCTTGCTGCCTTCCTCCTCGGCACACGCCATGTACCAGGCGGTGATGTCCTTCATCGTGGTCAGCTTGGCGGGCATATCCATGACGAGGAACGTGCCGAGGACCGGGTACAGCTTCTCGACCTTGCGGCGAGTAACCTCGAAGTCGCAGGACATGATCTTGTTGATCGGCTCGCCAGTGAGGTTCGCGAGCACACGCGCCATCCAGGCAGCCCTGTTCAACTCGAGCGTGACGGCGACGACGAAGTAGCCCTGCTGCACCGCCATCGCTGCGAGCGACGAGAGGAACATCGACTTGCCGCCGCCCGCCCCGCCGACGTAGACGCCAAGGCAGCCGCGCGGTAGTCCGCCGTCGAGTCCGAGATCAAGCTCCTCGATCCCGGTGGAGAGCCTGTCCATGTTGGACAGGCGTTCGATCTCCTCGAACGCGCCAGCGCCGAGCCGAAGCCCAACGCCGGTGTCCTGCTTCCCGAGCGCCTGCGCGCTACGGATGATCTTCGTCACCTGCGCGAAGTCGCCCTTCTTGGCGTACTCGTCCATCGCCATACGCACCGCGTCGGCTTCCATGCGACGCTTGAGCACAGGGACGAGCTCAGAGATCACTTCAGCCTCGGGCGGCAGCGAGGGCGCATCGAGGAAGAAGTCCACCACCTCGTCGAGCTCCTCCTGAGTCACGGTGCCATCTTCTACCCAGCGGCTCACACGCTGCACGACGATCGCTTCGTGGCTGGGTGCGTGCCCGAGATCCTTCACGATGGCGCGCACCGCCTTGAGGATCAGCGTGTGGGTCAGGGAGCCGAGCGCGTCCGGCTCGAGCGCATACCCGATCACACCGTAGAACTTCGGGCGCTTCACCATTGAGAGGATCACTGCGATCTCGAAGCCAGGTTCGAGTCGGTATGCTTCAATCTTCGCCATCGTCCTCCTTACCAGATCCAGACACCGCGCTCGATACCGGCGTCAAGTTCGTCCTGCGTGTACTCTGCGTCGGTCTTCGCCTTCGCAGCGAGGCGAGTGTAGACCGACGCAGG